GAACTTGTCGGGGAATTCCTTCTTGACCTCTTTCGTGATGAGGGCGAGCTGCCGCCCAAGCGTCTCGTTGTTGAAGCCGCCATCGTTGGATTCGACCAGTTCCTGCCAGACGCCTTCGGCGAACTTGTTCATCCGCTTGGAGGTCTTGAACCACTGATTGTCCTTCACCCATTCGGTGAATTCCTCGGGTATTTCAACCTTCGCTGGCTCCTCGGTTTTGCCGTTGGGCTTGGCTTCCTTCGCCTTGTCGATCTGATCGGAGATGGCCTCGACCTTGGCGTCGTCGCCCTCCTTCGCCGCCTCCTTGCGTTCGGCTTTCAGTTTGGCGATGGCCTGCTCGACCGCGCGGTCCTGCTGCTGCTTGTTGGAATCGACGAGCCGCCTAACGAGCGCTTGCAGTTGCACCGTCTCCCGCTCGAACTTCTTGAGCGCCGAGCGCATGATCGGCATTTCAGTGTGCGCCCGCTCCATATATTGTTCGGCCGTGAGCCAGTTCGCTGGGTCGCCCTTGAAATACTTCTTGGGCGTCCACCCGGCCCTTGTCGCCATGGCCTTGACCTCGGCCTCGGAGAATTGCTCCTCCGCTTCGGCTTCCGGCTTGGTCTCGGGCTCTTTCGTGTCCGCAGGCTTTTCGGCGGCGGTGATGTCGGCAACAATGCCCATGCTAGACCTCCATGCCGGCGATGTCGGTGTCTTGGAGCAGGCGATAGCGCTTACCGTCCTTGCCCTCGATCACGACGCCAGCGTATTTGGCGATGAATACGCGGTTGCCCGCTTCGGGCGATGTTCCGGGCCACTTCCGGTCGGAATGAGGCCAATCGGTGAACGAGCACGCCCCGATGGCAACGAGAACGCCCGTGCAGACCGCGAAATCGTTGGTTTCCTTCGTCGATTCCGGCAGGAACACTCCGCCTACGGACTTTTCGGACACTTCATCAGGGAGAACGAGAACTTTCGTCCCTACGGGGACCATTCCGCTCGTGTTTTTGGCCGCCTTGGCCTGGATCGTGACGATTCTGTTCGCATTGGCGGGCGAGGCGAGGCGGTCAGGGTTCATTGTGGTTCTCTGTTGTCTCGGTTCCGTAGAACTTTTCAATGTCGGCGAAGGAAATTCTGCTGAGATCGTCGTAATTCTGGCAGCGGATGATCGCTTCCTGAAGTTTCTCGCCGCTGAACTTTCCCTGAGCGAGACCTTCGGCGATTTGCGCGCGATGGTCGCGAAGATACTGCTTCAGCTTAGGCCAGCCGGGTGAGGAGACGAGCGATTCCCAGTCTTCTTTGTTCATTGGCGTGCTTCCCGCGCTAAATGTGCGCAATACCTTTCGTACCAAAAGAGGTCTAAGACAGGAGCTGTGAGCCATACCGATGCGGCAAGCGACGAAATTCCCGTTCTCACTTGTATTTCGCTGGCTTCGCGAGACAGCCTGTCAAAAGTGTCGGCCCTTGCCTGACGCATGGTCTCGAAAAATTCGCCGTCGCTCATTACGGCTGCGCTCCATTGGGCTGGATTGGCGGCCCGCCGAGTTGCGGCGGCGGTTGCGGCATCGGGCCTGCTGGTTTACCGCCTTCGCCTTGCGGCTTCCGCATGTCGGCCATGGCCTTGAAGAATATCTTGTACGCTTCGAGTTGCTGTCCCGGCTCTTCCGCTTCGGCGCGCGCAATCGATTCGATAACGCGCGCCTTGTTGAGGTCGATCTTGGAATACGTTTCCTCGATTTCCGCTGTGAGTCTCGCAAGCGCAGCCAATGCTTCGGGCGGGGCCGCCTTCTGCTGCTCGAACAATTCCTCGATGTTCTCGACGCCGACCGATTCCAACTGCCTGCGGGTAATCGCCATGGTGTTCATGCCCGGCTGGCCCTTGTAGCGTTCGAGATATTCGGCCCGCGCAATGCGCTGCATATCCGCGACCATCGACGGATCGGAGACCGGCACGATGTCCATGGGATCGCCCTGGTAGTCCTCAGCCGAAAGCTGGGGCGCGTCCTGGAACATCTCATATTCTTCCTGGTCGAAGTATTTGCGGTTGATCGCGTAGAGCTTTTGGTACTCCTCCCCGAGCCCGCGATGGATGCGCTTGAAAATCGAGGTGAAGACCTTCAGCCCCTGCTCGATCAGCGCAAGTGCAGTCCCCGGCTGCATCGTCTGGGCACTGACTTCTCCGGTGAGAACGTCCTTGACGCTTGCGACTTCGCGCGCCGCGTCGATCAGCAATCCGAGCAACTGAAACAGCACGGGCGACGGGCCGGGAAATGTAAGCGGCACGACGTTGTCGCGAGCAGTAGAACCGGAAACATCGACCTCCTTGTATTCGCCAGGTGAAAACCGGAGTGTCCCGCCTTTGAGACGAAGCCCAGAGCCGATGAAGCCGCCGCCCGTATTTGCAAGCGTGCCAGCATCGAGAAGCTGATTGATGACCGTATTGATGGATTCGTTCAGTGGGCTGAGCAACCAGCCGAACCCGATATCGTAGAATCCTCCATCGGGATTGGGCACGAACGGTATCTTGGTGAAATACTCAACCGGGTCGATGCCGACGATCTTTCCGGGAAACATGCGGATCGTGTCCGCATCCCAATTCGCTCTTACGCGGCAGACTTGCTGCGTCTGTTTGTGGACGGTGATGATGTACGGCTCTGTGTATCCGTCGCCGTCCAAATCCCACCGGCGATGCTGTTCGAGGAACTTATGCGGCGCGTCTTCATCATCCCCCCCGCCTTCGGCTATGCCGTAATCGAACGAGCGGAACGTGCCGGATAAAATCCGCTCGGCGATTTCGTGCGGGTACAGTTCAAAACAGTGCGTTACTCTTGGGGCGGTCGCCAGCGACTTCGCGGAATGATTGACGATAAGGTCGAACGCCGAAACGTAATCGGAGCGCGGCCTTCCGAGATCCGGAGAGAAGAACGTCTTCTTGAACCCGCAGCCGATGATCGGGATGGCGTGCATCATCCGGTCTACGTCGGATTCCCATTCCTTCATGCGCTTCAGGAGCTGCCAGCTCATGTGCGCGCAAATGCGCTCGCCGCGTGCTTTCTTGGTTCCTCCGGGGTCTGCCCCCATGATTTCGCAGCGCACGACCTTCGCGCCCATGATGATCGCCGGATAGGCGCGGGCAGCGAATTGTATCGCCGCGCTCGTCATGATCGGGAAGCGCACATTGGCCGCGCCCGGCCACGGGAAGGTCTTGGGCTTCGCATTTTGCAGCGCTAAGTCCATGCCGGCGCGGACGCGCTTTTCCCACTCAGCTCTGGAACTCTCGTCGATGCGGGTCTCGCGGCAAACCTTCTGGCCCATGGCCGTGAGCTTGTCGGGAGTGAGTTGGAAGATATCGTTGTCGATGGCGAGGTTGGGGACTTTGGCGAGCTGCTGAAGGCGGGTCAGCGGGTCGGCTTGCGGCTGCTGTTGCTGCGATTCATCCGTGTAGTCGTCGGCAACGTCGGTGTAGGCCATCAGCCCATTTCCTTCAGGTTCCAGGGCAATAGCAGGTTTAGATAGTTCCGATATTCCCGGTTCGCGATGCCCTGGCCGAATTTCGTCAGGGCCTTCGCCGCGTTGCGTTTCTTGCGTTTGCTTTTTTTCGCCATCCTAGTACCCAGTTGTGGCGTTCCTTTCGCTTTCGGCGGCACGCTTCGCGTGCTCGTGGTCTTCCGACTGATCGACCCGGCCCGGAACGGTCATGGTGTCGAACAGATCGGCCAGGAGCCACACCAGCGCATCGACGCGGTCGAGGAGTTCCCCGGTAACGCGCGTTGCCGCGCGCTCGGGCGTGAAGCCCACCATCTGGTCTTCGAGGTCTGGGAACGTGCCAACGTGGCTCACTCGGTTCTGCTCGTACAGCGCGCTTGCCGGTTCGGCGCGAACATACTTGCCTCTTGTGGCTCTTACTAGTCCCACCGGCACATCGGTTGCAACCGCCTTGATGCAGCGCTCGACCATCTCGCCGCCTTGGTTGGCTTCAGCGACGATACGATCAGCCTCGAACTTCCGGTACATGGCGACGGCCCTACGCGCCCATTGATCGGGAGACCCGCGCATGGAAGCATCTTCGAGAACGAACCCGTGCTGTGCCGCGCTTACACCCCCAACGATGATCCCCGTCTCGGCCGATGAATCGCCGGAGGTGATTGCCGGGTCTACAGCTACCGTCAATCTTACCAAGTCTGGCACGTCGGCCATGCGGACGACGCGGTTCTCATCCAGGTTCTTGCGGCTCCACAGGGCGCCTGGGATGTCCTCCAGAATCTCGGCCTCGATCTCCTGCCGGCCAAGGCGGGTCCCAAAGTAGCGGTCGATGACGTTGTGCTTGAAGGACGGAGCCAGCCAGTTCAGATTTTCATGGCTGGAAAAGCGCGTCACCACCACGCGCGGGTCCTTCACGAGCTTGAAAATCAGGGGGATCGGTCTCGGCGTCGAAGTCGCGCACCACTGGGGATGTTTCCCCAGCCGGAGCCCGAGCAGCATCTGGTCATAGACTTCGGCCGCATAGCGCATCTTGAACAGTTCGTCGATCCAGACCCGGTCATACTGAGGCCCGCGCAACTGCTCGGGCTCTCTCGCGTCAAAGAGGGTCGCGACCGCCCCGTGCTTGTCCCAGGTCAGACGGCGCTTCGATGGTTCATACCGGGGCTTATCCCAAGGCGGGCTGATCGCCAGTATCCCGGACTCACCCTCGACCAGCACATCCCGCCCGTCCGCGCTGGTCTCGGCAATCAGGCCTATCCGCTTGCACCCATGCTTTTCCACCCCATCGCGTATCCATTCCGCCCCGGCCCTGGTCTTCCCTCCCCCTCGACCACCGAGCATCAACCACCCGTCCCAATCCCCTTCCGGGGCCATCTGCTTCGGCCGCGCCCATTTGGGCCAGTCGAAGTTCAGATACATCAGCTCCTCAGGGGTGAGCTTCTTGGTCAGCTCCCGCAGGGTCTTGGGAGACTGGCGCTCGGTCCAGCTTCGAGGGTCTTTGGGCTCAGGAGCGGCGACCATTAGGAGCCAGAGGCCGTTCGAAGCCTAAAAATGCCGCCAAGGTAAACATGCGTGCATTGGCTGTTCGGGTTCGCCACCGCTTCTTCCCAGGTTGCGCCGCAGGCGGAACAGACATTCCACGGGCGCTCCGGGTGAGGGTCGGCGGCGTACACCTTCAGCGCCGCCGCCACTGTCGCGCGCCAGTTCTCGCGGGTCGCCTCGGACAAGTTCTCCCACCTGTCTATCACCCGAAGCGGCGAATCAACCGGCTCGTCAGGAAACTCCCGCCACGCCCTGCCGATCATCTCCTCATAGGCCGCCCTGGCCGCTCGCTCTAGCATCGCTTTCTCCATCAGTGCAGCGTATCCTGACCGACCCTTACAGGAACTTGCGCTTGGCGAAGCACATGTAGGAGTTCGGGCTTGTGTTCGCGAACAACATGCACCCAGCGATGGACCGCCTCGCTTCTCCCCTTTGCCCTTATGTTGCCAGTGGGGGAGATTGCCAGCGAGACGCCATCGGCCGCCGCGCCACGGATGATCGACTCCGGCGTCATATCTCGACCTCGACCTCGGCGTCCCGAACGGTGCCATCCTTCTCGAAGGGTGCCACACCGTTTGCGTGGCACTCTTCGGCAAAACCGCCCGTTTTCCCGAAGGGTGCCACCGATCTTGTGTGGCACCCTTCGGTGGCACTCTTCGGCAGCTCCCATGACCAGCCGCTTCCCATCGCGCTCTTAACCGACCTGATCCGAAGGCAACCCTTCGCCCTCCCGCCTGACCACCGCCACCAGCGGGATACCCCCTACCGCCTGGATCGCCTCAACCCGGCGCTGGTAGGCCCGCAAAATCTTCGTCACGTCCGACGCCCTCAACCGCAAAATTTTGCTCCCAAAATTTCCCGCCCGACTACTCGCCCAAAGACCGGGGGGGCCTTCCTGCCAGACCACCCCTACCCCTTCAGTAACCCCCAAAAACAACCTTGCCTACCGTAATGTTTATGACTACGTTATTCTGTCACATTACGATGAGCGTTACAATGGCCCTGGTCCGCTGCCGATCCTGCGACGAACTCATCAACCCAATGGCCCGCCATGCCTGCCGCCCACGCCCCGAACCAACCACAGGCCCCACCGAACAAGCCATGGCCGAACGCCTCGAACATCTCAAACGCCTCAACCGAGAACGCCAGCAGCGCTTCCGCGCCCGCCGCCAAAATACAGCCCACTCGTAAGCCACTGATACGGCTACAGTCCTAGTATTGTTTCACGTGGTGGCCCCCCAAGACACCCACACGGAGACATAACCGTCTTCGTCTCGACCGGGGGGTACGAGCCCCCTGCCGGCCCCGTCTGATCGTCAGTAACACCCTGGATTTATGGGCTGATCGGCTCGATCATGGGCCTGCGTCCTACTAGATGTAGGGTCAAGGGCCTCCATGCACATGCACCATGCACACATAGTCGTGCAGTATCAATGGCTTAGCGTCCGATTTCCCATAATGGGTCTTATCATACACTCTCTGGCGGGCCTTCGATGCGCTCGGCCAGGCCGGCTAGCTTCTGGCTAACGGCCGCGCTGATCCCGACCACGTTGACCGTGACCGATGCCTGCCCTGGTCCGACGTGGTCTCCATACTTGGCCGGATGCAGTTTGGCGATAAACCATTTGCGTGTGTCAACCCGGAGCCTAGACCGTTGAATATGTTCATGATTTGCGAGCCAGCCAGGATTGGTCGGATCGTTCTTCTCCATCCAATCGTTGCGGCCGTCGTCGGCAATATCAAGCGTTTCCTCGAAGATCGCATCCGCGCGATCTTCGCGCGCTCGGGCGTAGCGTTTAGCGAAATAAGACTGCAAATCCATCCAGTCATAGATTGTATTCGCCGCAGGCATGTCTGGCAGTGCGCAGATTGATCTGAGGCTTTTGCCTTGGGAGATGAGGGATATGATGATTGAGGCTGTGGCTTCGCTGTAGGCTGTGGGACAGCCCCGGTCTGATGCTTGATAGTGGATTGCCGACAATGGCGATGCGGTTTCAGCGTGGCTGAATGCGGCCTGTGGCTCGAGATCGGCAAAGTCTGACATGAGGTTTACCCTACCACAGGTGCGGCGGAATGTCGCACCTTAAATCGCAATCGATCGCTTGCCATCGTAGGTCGCAATGACCTATTGTCCGCTCATTGAAACGGGAGGACATGACATGTCTAGGTTCAAGTCGGGACGCGACCCTTACTGGCTTACCTCGCGCTTTGCGGGAAAGACTGCCGATGGCACGGCTTACCCAGCAGGCACATTGATCTTTTGGTACCCGAATAGTCGCACTGCGCTTGTTGGCGCTAAGGCTGAACAAGCCGCCCGCGACTTTGAGGCCGCACGGGCGGATGAAGCCTTTACGACAGGGGAATGGTCATGACACGCGACGTTTACCAGGAAGTTACTGACCGGATTATCTCCGCTCTTGAGACTGGCACGGCCCCATGGCTCCGGCCCTGGCGCGATAACAACGCGGGTTCCGGCCTTGAGCCCTACAATGCAGCGACCGGCCGGCCGTACAATGGAATTAATCTCCTTGTTCTCGGCACGGCGGCTTATGCCGATCTTGGATGGCTCACGTTCAAGCAAGCGCTCGACCTGGGAGGCAACGTCAGGAAAGGCGAACACGGGACGATGGTCGTGTTTTGGAAGTTCGATGCCGTGAAGGATAAAGAGACCGGCGAGACCAAGACCGTCCCGTTTGCCAGAGGCTATACGGTTTTCAACGTCGAGCAATGCGAAAACCTTGCCGTTTCCAAGCTGAAGCGTCCCACCATGCCGGAAGCCGGCTCGACTGATATGAACGCACTCGCGACGAGAGTCGGAGCCATCGTCCGGCACGGTGGAAACAAGGCATTCTATACCACGGTCGGCGATTTTGTCCAAATGCCATCGGCCGATAGCTTCAGGAATTCGGAGCACTATCAGGCCACGCTCGCCCATGAGCTTACCCATTGGACGGGAAACGAAAAGCGCTGCAATCGGCAATTCGGCAAGCGCTTCGGCGACGCCGCTTATGCCTTCGAGGAATTGGTGGCCGAGATCGGCTCGGCCTTCCTATGCGCGCGCACTGGCGTGGCGCTCGATGGCTTGCAGCATCCGTCCTACATCAAAGGATGGCTCGAAATCCTGAAGGCCGACAAGCGGGCGGTCTTTACCGCAAGCTCCAAGGCGCGCGAGGCGGCCGGCTTCCTGCTCGCCGATCGCGAGGAAGAGGAGGCGGCCCTTGCCGCGTAGCCTGCGACGGAATGTCGCACATAGGACGTATTGACCTATAGGCCAGCTTGCCTCATATTGTCCGCACACAAGAGGAGACGGGACATGCAAAAGCTCAAGACCATCCGCTCACATGTCGGTCACGGCCGGTGGCTCGCAGAATGTGAACTTGAGGCGCATTCCGATCTCGCGGCAATCGTTGGCTACTTACCACGCCACAGACTACCAGCAGAGTCGCGCTATTTCTACTCGCCGGCACATGCAGTGTATTCCTGGCGCGGACTGTACGCAATGAGCCTCGAGGTCGCGCATAAAGTGTATGAAATCTGGGAAATTGACGCCTCGGAAATCTATGAGACCGAGGAGCGCGCGACGGACGAATATCTGGCCTCCCTTCGTGCCCTGCCAGTGTCCGGCCGTATCCGCCATCTTGGCCAAGCCTAACCCTTACCGCACACAAGAGGAGACGGGACGATGAACATGCAAGTCACTTGGTACAAAACCAAAATGGTTCCCACCGACTACGCGCGGACCATGAAGCGGCAGGACGCGGCAAGGGCGAAGTGGAAAGCGCGGAACAGGGCAGACCAAGCCAAATGGGCAGCGCAAAAGGCGGTTGCCGTTGCCGCCATGGCGAAGTCCTAACCCTACCGCACACGCCTTCTAACCCTACACCAACCCGGAGGGAATGGAAATGAAACCCGCTGAAATCGCTTACATTTTTCGCAATATCGTGGCCGCTGGCGTCGGCCTTGCCATGCGCGCCGGATCGTTCCGGTTCTCGAAGGCGTACCGCCACGGCGAGACGCGCCGGCACCGCATCGTCTACGCAATCGTTAACACGGTCGCTGCAAATTATGTCGCCGATGGTTACGACCCGCGCGGGGCGATCTTTTGGGGATACGCTCGCCAGTCCAGGTACGCGAAGGATTGAGCCATGCACCCGATCTTCAAACGCGCCCTCGCCCCATTTGCGCCGCCCGAGCTCCGCATCGTCACGAAAAACGTCTACCCGCCGATCCCTAATCGGTGCTTCGACTGGTGCGCCTATCGCGATGGCGACGAGGAAAGCTCAACCCGCTACGGCTGGGGACCGACCGAGGCCGAGGCGGTTGCCGACCTGAAGCAGCTTGAGGAAAGCGGGTACATTCAAGCCCCGCTTCGTCCTTGAGCCCGTCTGATCTGCGCGCCTCCCTAGCCGCGCTCCAATTGACGCAGGCGGCGTTCGCTGGGCTGGTAGGGGTGGAGCCACGCCAAGTCAGAAGGTGGCTAGCCGGGCACGCCGGCGTCCCTAGAAGCGTGGAAATCATCGTCAGGCTTTTGGAGCGGGGGATCGTCACGGCGCAAGGCCTCGCCGATCATGGCCGCAAAAAGCACCTCCCCGGCAATGCTCTGCCATAGTTCGCGACCGCCGATAGCCTTCATTCCGGCGTTAACCATTTCCGCAGTCGGCGCCCTCGCCACTCGCTCAACCATCTCGCTCATGCTTGTTCCCCTTCCCGGTTTCTGAGCGCCCGCAGCAATTCGTCACGGCGGGTCACGATGGCAGCTCTGTGCCAAGGCTTGGCTGGGTCCGAAACTCTGGGTACAGTTCGCGCGTCCGCTCGACCATGATCTTGCGTCGTGCGGCTTCCCAATCCCAGCCGTGGTCGCGGACCAATTCCTGCGTCATCAGGAAGCGCTGGTGCAGCTCGTCATCGTTCAGTCGGGACGGCGTAATCTGCTTCAGGGTCCAAGCGTTTAGCTCGGCCCGCGTGGCTTCATCGCGCGCATAGTCCGAAAGCGGAGCCTTAAAAAATCCTTCGCGCGGGGTTTTGCTAACGCATTTGGCGCACCGGCAGCCGCCCCCGAATATCTCCCGGTGCTTGTTTGGCGGATCGGCATAGGGATTTTTCATCAGCTCAAGCAGTTGGCCGGAACTCGGGAAGTAGGCCTTGGTCCCCGTCCGCCATCGTTTGCAGGCATGGGCGATTTCAGGTTCGCTTCGGCCCGCTAAGTCTTCGCACATCTGGCGCAGCAGGACTTTGCGCTGTCCCTCGGTCATCTCCTTCGCGAAGAACCACGTGCCCAGAGCCGTTAGGTGGGCCGTGATTTCTTGCGGCGTCGCGCGCGTCGTATTCTGCAATGAGTTCGGCGGCGACCCTGGCGGTTTGTTCGAGGGGGGATTCTCGTCTTCCATGTCCGTTAGCCTTTTGTGAGCGGTTGAATTTCAGAGCGTTGCGATACCAAGTCCGCCATGCGGCGTCCCAGTTCGCCATGAGCGAGCCGTGCTTCAGATGGTGGTCGCGGAATTGCGCAATTTCATCATCGAGACGGTCGGCAATATCGAAACAGGCGTGGACATTCCAGAACTGGATGGCGTCGTTTTGGAGTTCTACGGTTGGAAAGTCGGGGGGGAGAGCTGTTCGCTTGGACGCGCGCTTTTCGGCGCGCGGACTTCTAGTTACTGGTTTTTGTATTTCTTCTTGTGAAGGTGAAGGTGAAGGTGTATGGCGATCGGATGCGATCGCCATTGCGGTCGCATTGCGTTTGCCCCAGCGGGCGGATGCGCCAGCTACGCCAGCACGTGACCGTTTCTGAAGGTTTTCAACAGCTTGGTCTAACTCAAGCTCTACCCGCTTGTGACGCCAGCCAGCCTCGAAAAAAGCTCTAAGCTGAGGTGTGATTTTACGCCACAGCTCTACCCTCATCCGCACTATTCGCGCGAGTGCGTGGTCATCGGTCGGGAGCGAGCCTGTCTGCCAGTAGTGCATGATGAGGAGGAGGTAGGCCCCGTGTTCCAACGTGCTGAGGTGGCCCGTATCGGCGAGGTAGTCGGCGACATAGAGGGGCATCCATGGGGGGGCGCTCAATAGGTGAATCTCCTTCCGAAAGGTGCCGGCCGGGCCAGGTTCGGAAGGACGGCTGAACCCGGCCAAGTCACCCCAACGCGCCCGGGAGCTACCCGAGCGGGGAAAGATTACGCCTGCGGCGGCAAAAGAGCAAGCTGTGGCTGGTCCTTTGGTGTGTGACCTTTAGCGTTTACGTCGTAATGCTCGAAGGGAATGAACATATACGCCCTGCGAACTGTCCACCGCTGGAATTCGGCCAAGGTCCGGCTTTTTATGTCGGCGTTGTATCCACCCAACTCAAGACGGCGGGCGCGATCTCCATACACCATGGGATATGGTTTGATCCCACGCGACACCATGCGATTGAAGCGGTGGAAGATGCGCGCCCATGTTTCGTGCTTGTCATAGCCGACGAGCATGTAGACGAGAAGTGCAGTGGGCGGAATACCAGCATCTTGTAGCAAATCTACGCCAGCAAAAAACCTCTGCTCGTCGCCAAGGTTATCCCACGCAGTATACAATCGCCGTGTCTTGAATTGGTCATCGCACAGCCGAATTGATGCGAGTGCCGTTGCGGCTTCAGGCGTAACCATGCGAATGTTGATGCCTTGGTTGAAACAAATCTTGAAATCACCATCTCTGAATTCTGCGATTCTAGCTTCCCATTGTTCGCGCGGTTGACCAAAAAAATCGTTATCAAGCAAGTGGAGATGCTTCGGGTACGGATCGCCGCGCCAGATGTCGCCAACCGAATTGACTGAACGCGGAGCACCCTCTTTTTTCGGCACGACGCAGAATCCGCACTTGAGCCGACACCCACGCTGGGTGAACCCAATGCTCGCCTCGAAATCTGGATAAATGGTGTAGTCGTAGCGTTCCGGCCCGGAAAGGTTGAGCTGCTGTTCCACGGTGATCGGCTCGTCACGATCCCAAGTCCCACCCACAATCGCTTGGGGGAAGTTCGCCTTGAATCGGGCTACACGCGGCCCGCTGTATGAAAAGATCGCCGAGCCGTAGACAGAGTCATAATCCGGCTCAAGCATGTCCGCTTCGACATGCTTTGAGAATATGACATCGCCGCCGCGCTCCCGGATTGCTTGGGCGATCCGCATAAGCGCGAGATTAGGAAGCTTACCGTCAATGTGAGTGAGTCTGACGATCATCTCTCGTCACCACTGCGCGACCGTCGAGCGGGGAAAGTGTATCACGCTACGTCTTTGGCGAATAGGTCATCCTGAGCGTCTTGGGCGGCTAAATAGCGCCCGGCCTGCTTCCAGTACGCCTCTTTCAATTCGACGCCCAGGAACCTTCTCTGCAGCTTGAGCGAGACCACGCCCTCGGAACCAATGCCGCTGAACGGCGATAGCACCGTGTCCCCGATGTTGCTCCACATTATGAGCGCGCGCTCGATCACGTCGAGCTGCAGGGGACACAGATGGCGCTCGTCGTTTACTTGGCGGGCGACAGCCACGTTCAGCACATTCGATTGCTGCACGGTCATCCAGACAGGCGAGGCCCATTCTTGCCACTGATCGAGCGGGAATTCTGCCGGCGTGTGCGATATCGGGTCCGCGTTCTCGCCCGGCTTCACGAAGGTCAGGAGGTAATCTGGCATCCCGCCACGCGATTTCACGCTGTCTTTCTGAAGCTGCTTGTAGAGCAAGCCGACATGCTTCGTGCGGGTCATTTCGACCACGGGGCATTTCCAGATCGTTCGCCGCGAGTGGAATATCCAGCCTTCTGCATCATGGGCGCGGATGATATCGCCTGAAAAATCCTTGATGCCGACCGCGCCGTCTTTCCACTTGGTCATCGGCAGGTCAGAGCAGTGTACGGCGGTTAAGCGACCCGGCTTGGTCAGTCTGAACTTTTCCCGAACCAGGAATTGATAATGCTCGGCAAATTCTTCGTCCGTTGAGTTTCCCATGTCGGCGGCAGATTCCGAATAGACAAACAGGCTCCCGAACGGTGGCGAGTAGACCGAGAAATCAATGCATGCGCTCGGCATCTGGCGCAGCACATCAACGCAGTCGCCATGATAGAGCGTGTAATTTTTGCCGTGCGCTTCGTTCAGGCAGCGGATTTTAGCCACGTCGGAACTCTCCCTGTGTGCGTCGGATTGTATGGCGTTTTCACTGCGGCGTGCTGGTCTCGAGCGCGCACCATGGCGTCCCGAAAGGCTTGCTTCATCGTCGCGTGGTCATCGGCCTTGCGGTCGATGACGCGGCCAATCTCAGTCTCGCCTTCAGCCACGATGATATCCACAGTGACTTGCCGCTTCTGCCCGTAGCGCCAGCACCGTCGCACGGCCTGATACCAAGTCTCGTATGAATAGGACCGCCCAACGAAGGCCATGCGATTGCAGAATGACCAATCGAGCCCGAACCCGCACATGGACGGCTTGGCGATCAGGTCCGTAAATTCCCCGTTCTCAAATGCGGCGAGACGTTCCTCCTTCATGTCGATGGTCATGGAGCCGCGAACCTCAACCGCCTTCGGTATCGCCGATTTCACGGCGTCAGCCTCGTAGTCGGTATCCACCCAGAGAATGATCGGGCCTTTGTTCTCGCTTGCGCACGCTGCCGCTACTTCAGCCCGCGCTGCGCTCGTTTGCCGCTTCACGTCATGGATATTCGTGGCCGACATGTTGACTTCAGAGAATAGGCCGTCGTTCATGCCTTTGATGCGTGTCTCGCGCGCCCGGTGCCGGCGGATGGTAAACGGCGAAAGCACAAATCCGTCGTCTTTATCGCCAAGGTCTGAAGGCTTTTCCGCCATGCGCGACCATGACGCCATCCAATCCCAGAAGTCGGATTCCGCGTGGCCCTTCAAGCGCCACTCTTGCGAGGCCGTCGATGCGTCGTTAATAAACCAGCGGGACAGCATCTCGTTCGCCGCCATGATTTCCAGAAACTCGGCATAGTTCCCGAGTTCCATGTGGTCATTTGGAGCGGGCGTGGCCGTCGCCGCGAGTTTGAACCGGCATCCTCGGAACGCTTCGATCAATGCTCGCGTCGTCTTGCCGGTGAACGATTTTAGGATGCTGGCTTCGTCGAGCGATACCGACCCGAACGCTTCTGGCGATAGATTATGGAGCCTATCGTAATTGCAGATGTTGATGCCTTCGCGCGCTTCCGTTTGTTCGCGGATGACGTGCGCCTCGTATCCCCAACGCTCCGCACGGCGTCGTGTCTGTCGCGCGACCGCAAGCGGTGTTAGGATAAGCGCCATGCCGTTTGTTGCTTCGAGTGCGTGTTGCGACCATTCAAGCTGGCACTCGGTTTTGCCGAGGCCGGTATCGAGGAATAATCCGCCGCATCCGGCATGGAGATTGTGCGCCACGCTATGAGCCTGAAACGGGTACAGGTGCTCGCGTAGGGCGGGGATGGTTTTCAATCCGCGTGCCGGCGCGCGCACGGCCTTCCGCGCGAGGAATTCAGCGTAAGGGTCGCTCACTTCCGCTTTTTCCTCATGTGGATTTTGCGCATGATTGGCGGATGCTTCTTGGCCTTGCGCTTCGGCTTGGCGGGGTAGGTGGAACCGGCGAATTCAACTCTGTCCGCCGTCTGCGTCAATGCGCTGGCCGCTAGGGCGCGAATGTCCGCCCAGGCGACGTATCCAGGGGCAAGGTACACGGCTATTGCAGGGCGTTTGGACCGCAAAATCCTCGACGCAATCGCCGCGACCTTCTTCGATGTTCTCTCTGTCATGCTGCGTCCTTTCGGGTGCGTTTGTCTGCCTTCTGAAACGCCACGGCGCAATGCGCCTCGCAGTACGGGCGGCCCGGCTTCCGCTTCGCCCCGCAATGGCGGAAGGATTCTTCGCACGGATCGCCGAGCGGGAACTTGCATTGCGTGTGCGACAGATCGAGCGTGGTTACGGGCTCGCTCGCAATCTCGACGGACTCAGGGGGCGGCGGCGGCTTCGGTGGGGGCGCTTCGGTCATCGGCTTTGCCTTCGTGATTTTGGTTACGACGCGAATGCCAATCCTTCCGGCCCGGCCGATGCAGGCGTTGCGGGATACGCCGCATCCGATCGCCCGCGCTATCTCGCCGAACGAAAGTCCGCGCGCCCGGAGTTCGGCAAGCTGGCGGTCCATGTCGGGGGTCCAGGTCATGCCATTGCCTCGACCGTAACCCGCACGCGCTCGGGCGTGGCATCGTCATAGCCGCGAACGATTGTAGCGCACGCAATCTGTGCATCGTCACGATACGCTATGCCGTTCATGGCGTCGGCCACCAATTTCAGCACGTTGTCCGCATCGGGGCGGCCAGTGATCCACTTCGTTGCCCCGCGCTTCTTCTCAGTCCATGAGCGCGGCGTGTGCTGGTAAATCTCGACGCGAAGATGCGCCGGTCCAGAGATGACTTCGTGTCCGTTCATCGCCTGCCGCGCCATGACGCCAATCATATCCTCTGCACGCCGCATTTTCTGCGTGCTGACCAAGCGCATCTTGGTCCCCCATCGCGTTTGAACCATGCGAACACGGGGGCGATCCTTACCGCGCAAGCGACCGGGGATGACGAAGGAAATCACGGCGGCGCTCCTTGCTGCGCTTTGTACGTCAGAAGCGTGAGGCGGAAATTCTCGATGTCCTCGGCCACGCGAACGCTCTTGCGGGATAATGTGCGGACACGCTTCTTTGCCGATATCACTGTGGTATGATCGCGCCCACCGAAATGGAACCCGACGCAAGGGTACGATTGGCCGGTCATTTCATGCGCGAGCGCCATCGCAATCATTCGAGGCACGGCGATTTTGTGAATGCGGCGCTCGCTCAACATGGCTTCCTTCCGAACGCCGTAGTACGTCCCGACCACGCGGCGGCAATCGGCAATCTTGATCCGGCCTGCATCCGTCCAGGGGCGGGGGGCGGTCATTTGGGAGGCTCGGGAAGCGGCATCCAATGAGTGCAATCACCATTTGGGGAGCCTGTCCAACATACATAAAATCCTGGGCCGCAATCGCCGTCAGCGTCGTGCCATTCGATCGGAATACAGGCTTCGCCTATAGGGTCCCATCCGAGGATTTTCGTTTCATCCTTCGGCGCTGTCTCGATCGGCCGCCAGTCGGTCATTTTGCCCTCCATATGATCGTCGCCCGCCCTGCCTTTGTCTTTCCGCGCTGGCCGGAATCTTCAACGAGGCCCATTGCAACAAGCTCGGCGCGGCGAGTTCGTGCGCCAGAGGGGGAGATTAGAGAACCAAGCCACTCGTACATCCATGACGAAATCTGCTCGTCCGTCATTGGTTCTCTATTGAGGGCCATCATTACATGCCGCTGCGCCTTGCTAATATCCTTCACACTCCTCGCCGCGTCGTGGCTGGTTTGGGGGTCGGAACTGCGGGCGTGGGCGGCGGGGATGGTCATGGTTGGGGCTCGACGGGCGGTTTCTCTGCCGCGCGCTTTTCGGCAATCATGGTCGCGCACCGGCCAACACACTCATCGCAGATGAAGACCGTAGGCCCCGCGATCAGCACGAACACCTCACCCTTCTCCTTCCCGCAAAAAGAGCAAAAGAGCGCCCTTGCCATCGCTTCACCTGTCGAAGATAACGAAGAAAATGTACGCAAGCCCCGCTGTCGGAATCAGCGAGGCAAAGAGAACGGTAAGGGCGAATTCGGAGAAGATGAGAATGTCGGTCATTTGCGCTTCTTCAGCTTTCCGGCCAACTCCTTCAGCCGCTCGTGGATGATTGGATGAGGGGATGTCCCGCTCTCCCATCGCCATACGGTCACAGGGTCAACGGGCACAAGGGCCGCGAACTCCTCACGGGTCAGGCCCATCGCCTCGCGGATTGCTTTCACGTCGATCTGCTCCATGGACTAAATTTCTAGCACACAAAAAAACCGCTTGCAAGTGCAATTTGCATGTGCAAGGGTGGCCGTCATCCAGCGAGGAGAGCGAAAATGGATGCCGTGAAAGAGCGTGATACCCGCGAACGCGAAGCGCGCGAACGGGCGCAAGACGAAGAGTCCTTCAAATCCTTTCTTGAACATCCAATGACGAAGTTATCGCTTGGGATGATCCCGGCGGCCGAAAATCCTGACGTGATGCGCCTGCTTTTGCGGGCAGCGTTTGACGCCGGGAAGGGGCGCGGGAGCGCGGTTATTATGGGCGTGGTCATGGAAGGGCTGCTGAAGGACCGCACGAAACCGCAAGGGCCATAACCAGCACCGTGCATAATGGCCCCTGACAGAACGGGAGATGGGAATGGCGATCTACTTGGTGACTGTGAAAGCGGCGGAGCCTGGCATCCATCTTGTGCGGGCGAAGAGCAGGGCGGCCGCGCTCGCATATGTCGCGGGCGCGATTATGAAGGTCGCGGTACCGGAAGCCGAAGAACTCCTCGATCTTGGCGCGAAGGGCGTCAAGGTGGAGGATGCCGATGCCAGCTAAATTCCGCTTTGGCCCCGTCCAGCGCCGTTGGCTTCATGCGCTGGAACATGGGCGGAGGAAACAGGCGCGCGGCGTGCTCTATAATGGCGAGGGCTATTGCTGCCTCGGGATTGCGGTTGTGGCGGCGCTTGGCGGCAAGGCGCGTCTTGACGACCATAACCGCTGTAGCCTTGACGAATATGAAGTGAGCGCGCTGGGCCTCCGCCACCGCTGTGGAGAACCACGGAACGGTAGCCCGCTTAACTCACTTGTGGGGCTGAATGACGACGCAAAACTGACATTCACCGCCATCGCCGCCGAACTCCGCAAGCATCCTCGCGCTTATTTCAAGGCATCGCGCTGATGCCCCGCGATTCCGCCCTTGCCGATTTATTCGACGCCATCGCCAATCGGTGCGAGGAGGATGCGTCACCAAGCATGTGCCCGCGCAAAATGATCCGCCCGCTCTATGACGTGCGGGACTTCTACCGCGCCCACGCTGCCGCTCTGCGGAAGATATTGAGGGAGAAGGATGATGGCTGGACGGAAAGCGAAGCCCGCGCCGAACTGCTCGAACGCAAGCGCGAACTTCTGCACAATCTCGATAATCAAGTGACAGCCGCGCGCCGGCACAACAACCACGCGACGGCGGATTTCATCGACGCGCAGGCGGATTTGCTGCGGGCGGAAATTGCGCTGGCGGGGGTGCGGGAGGGGAAGTGAGCGAGGTTGATATTCCGTTCACGCAATATCTTCGGCCCAACGGGCGCAAGGTAGGCGTCACAATCGCCCGGCCAGTCGAAATTGCAACGCTGGCCCAAAAATTCATAGCGACTGGCGGATGGTTTGAATGCGAACATCTGCAAACGGGGCACGTGAGCCTAACGGCCTGCATGATTGTCGATGGCGAGCCGCAAGATGTGTTGTGCGAGCTAGTCGAAAACGGCCCCGATGTGCCGCCAGCCGTTGATCGGCTCGTACGAGCCACCCGCCGTTGATCGGCTCGTACGAGCCACCCGCGACACTTTGCCGCATTCCGGGGAATGAGCGGAGGGGGTAGGGTGAGTACATGAACCCTTTACCAATTCGTTGCTGCGGGCGCTGTAAAAACTGGGCTCGCAAACAGCCGGACGATCTGACGGCCCCTGAAGGGACATGCGGGCTCACGAAGTACCCAGGCCATTGGCCTCTTGGTTATTGGCCTCACACATTGCAGCGAGATGTTTGCCGCAAGTTCAAACCAAAACCGGAGATGGCAGATGCAGTTCAAAATTCTTGAGATCAGGGACGAGGGCACGCACATTCCGGTGCTCGCCATGCGGATGCTCGCTGAGAGCGACGTGCAGCGATATTACGTCCACGGTCGCTGCGGATATCCGAAGGACGGGAGCGGCATCGTCGTCATGCACTTGGACAATCAGAAGGCGACTGTCGATCCATACGCTTGGCCCGACATGGGGTTCGGAACGCGCACGATGGGAAATGCGCACCACTTCATCACCGAGCACTTCGATGAATTGAAGGACGGCGACGTGGTGGACGTGCGCGTGATCCTCGGCGAAGCGAAGGAGCCGGTTGCGTCAGACCGCTTTTGGAACACGGCAACCCGGCGACATGAAGTCCCGGCAGCGCGCGAGGACTTAGGAGGGTAAGGCGATGGCTGAACTTGACGCACTGAACGAAGAATGGCGGGCTCGCCTTGCGTATCGGAAGACGCCGCAAGGCATCGCCGAGCGGAAGCGCTGGCGGACGTTTCTCGCCATGGGGCGGGAGGTTGTCAAATCGGGCGAGCCGATGGCTGTGGTCTACAGACAGGAGACGGGAAATGAACTTTGAGGCTCTGTTGGTTCAGACTGTGCGTGATCTTCGGGAGCGGCTTGCGTCTGAGGACATTTCGTCGATGCGCTTGGACATCGAGGTTACAGGTCGCGTCCATGATGGCGATGTTCTAATCGTCTTCAAATTGGGCGAGCAATATGACGGCGGTAATGCTTCCGGCGATTCCATAGAGGCAGTAACGGCGGAATTCTTGCGCCGCAAGGCCTGGAAAGCGCGCCATGAGAATTTGCGGATTTCGCACTCTGGCGAGCCGGAATTATGAGCGAAGACATCCTCGCCTTTATCGGGCTGGCGCTGATTATCGTGCTGGCACTCTATTCGCCAATCTGGCTCGCGCCTTTGGTGGGGCAATGATTTTGCGCCGGCCGCCGACGCTGCGTCAGAAGCAAGATATTCTTGCCGCGCAGGACCATCGCTGCAATTTGCACGATTGCCGCCGCCCGCTGGTTTCCGGCCTCTATCAGTGGGATCATATCCAAGATCGGCAATTTGACGGCGACAACGCATTGGACAACTGGCAGGCGATCTGCACCAAGCCATGCCACGCAAATAAGACGAAACGAGCGAGTAAAGCACGAGCGCACGCGGACCGCCTTGCTTCCGGCGGACGGCAACGGAAATCAAGACCGATGGCCGGGGGCAAGAGTTCTGCGTTCAAGCGGGGCGTTGATGGAAGGGTGACGAGGCGATGAAAGTCGAGAAAGGTATCCCCTACAGTCAGGCGACCGTCAGCAGCTCTAAAATAATCATGGAAGAGGGCGATAGCGTATTTTTTACAGACGCCAGAGAGGCCGGGCTGTTTTACCAACGATTGGGTGCAAGTTTGCGTGGGGGGGAATTTCGCCCCAGGAAGAAGCGCGTGGACGGGGGAATTCGCATCTGGAAACTTCGGCGATGACTTCGCGGGAAAGCATCGGAGCCTTCGGGCCGCGCATCCCGTGGAGCGCGGGGCGGTGGGAAACTACGCCGCCCCGCGTCTTTCCCCTGCGACACTGTGTCACATCGGAATAGGCGGGTAACAGATGGATGATGTTCGCGACCACTTAATGCGGATCGCCGAGGCGAACGAATACATCATGGAAACGGTCCACCAAGCCTATGACGCGAAGAAGCGACTTACCCGCGATGAGATGTTCGCGATCATTTCGTGGCTCGCATCATCTGGTGACGCCACGCGGAAGCTAGCGATGACGCTGTTCCCGCCACGGGGCGAAGCATGAGAACGCCGACGCCTCACGATCAAGCCTACGCTTGGCACTCTCGCGCGATACGCGGGGAGAAGGTCTCTATCCATGAAGGCGATCCACAGTGCGGTTTTTTCTTGGCGAAGTCAGACACCCGGCTGCGGTACGTGCCAGCGTCGATTTACTTGGAACAATCCATTGACCCGGACACGGGAGAGCTGATGGCCGACGAAGTAATCCGGGCGGAGGTCATGGGCGAGGTTCAGGAAGATGCGGGCGATGCGTGGCTGCATTTGGCAAGGCGTCCGATCTGCCGGCTTTTCTACCAACAAAAACTAGCGGAGTCATTCTGATGGATCGAAGCGAACAATTCAACGAGCTTGTTGCCGCTCTTGCCAAAGCGCAGGGGGAAATCTCCGGTGCTGCGAAGGGGAAGGAAAATCCATTTTTCAAATCCAAATATGCCGACCTCGCGTGCGTCATGGATGCCTGCCGCGTGCCGCTCGCGAAGAACGGCCTCGCCATCATCCAATCGGCGCAGGGCAGCAACGGCGAGAAATGGGTCGAGACGGTTCTAGCTCATGCTTCCGGCCAGTGGGTTTCGTCCCGGTATCCGATCAAGCTCGCGAAAGACGATTCCCAAGGCATGGGCTCGGCGGTGACATACGCCCGGCGCTATTCACTCATGGCGATGGTGGGGATTGTCGCGGAGGATGAGGACGACGATGGGGAGGCCGCAGTGGGCCGCGCGCCGGAGAAGCCTGGGATTAACCCAGCCCCCGGTCGTCCGAAGGGCGATACGGACGCCAAGACGAAGGCCATCCAATGGGCGAAGACTGCCAAGGAAACGCTGGAAGGCTTCAAGCGGATCGAAGACGTGCGCGCGTGGGACGACAAGAACCAAGATGCGCTCGAACGCCTGAAACTCATCGACCGCGATACCCACGTCAATCTGACGGAGGTCATCGGCGAGGCATACAGGCGGCTTAATACGGTGGGGGCGGGGTGATGAAACCGATTTGCGTTCCGTGCCAGCGATTTTACCGTCCGAAGAAAAACGGATTCCCGTTCATTGAGGCGGCCCCATATCGTGGCTTCCACGTCCTGCCGGGAACCGAAGAGGCGGGCGACTGGCGGCCGGACAAGCTCTGGGTGGGCGACCTTTGGGAGTGCAAAGGGTGCGGTGCGCAGATTGTTGTCGGCACAGGCCGTTCGCCAATCGTTGAGCATTTTCAAGATAACTTTAAGTGGACGGTCGAGCAATACAAACCGACGCTGCAAGTGAACGATTGCTGAGGACAAAGCGATGCCGCTCCCCTACGCCAACTCCGCGACGAAGGGCCATGAAGACGAGCCCGATGGCGAGGACGAGCCCCGGTGCGTTAATTGCCGGGTCATGTCCGGTGGTCTGTTACGCGCCAGGATCGCGCTCGACCGTGTGCGCTCGCTCATTCACAACTTGCCGCGCTCGCACACGGCGAATGAGATTGACAATATCTGCGCCGACGCCCTTGGGGAGCCTCGCACGCCATGACCGCCTTTTTCGTCGAGCGCGCCGGCAACACTCTCCGTCCTGTAGACGAGGCGAGCTATGACATCCTCACGTCTCTCCCGGTGGGAAAGACGCTGCATGTTACGGTGAGACAGCCGAGAAACCCAGGGCATCATCGGCTGTTCTTCGCGCTCTGTCATCGCATCGCCGAGGCGAAGGGGCTGCCGCTCGAAAATGTTTTAGGACTTCTGAAAATCGCTACGGGGCATTGTACTATCATTCAGACAGAGACATACGGCGAAATGCGATGGCCGAAGTCAATCAGCTTCCGAGAAATGGATCAGACCGCGTTCCGCGAATTCTTCGAGCGCTGCGTCCAGGTAATTTATGAGGAATGGCGCATAGACCCGGCGCTTGTCGCCGATCTTCTCGTCCCGCAGGAGGCGACATGACCCTAGACGATTATCAGCAAGTTCGGGACCAGAGCGGAGGCCGAGGCACATGCCAGCGCAGCCATCGCCGCGCGGGCGATGAAGAAAGCGAGGATGGGATGAGCGACCTATCAAAGGCCTTGCTGTTTGCCATTGTGCTGTTTGCCATTGTGGCGGCTTGGGGGGCCTTTATCTTGGTCATGGTGGGGATGGTATGATGACGCCCGAACAGGCGAAAGAATTAGTTGCTCTTCTCGACACTGCTCAGATCGGAAAGCGCGAGCCATGATCACGCAAGACGACGAGGCGGTGGAGGCGATGGCGCGGGCGATGGCTGGTCTTACGGAGCAGGCTCCGTCGCGAAGCATCCCTGCCTTTTCACGTCAGCAAGCCCGCGCTGCGCTCGCCGCTCTCCGCAAATTGGGGTGGCGCGGGCCGCTGGTCGAGCGCCAGTGGACCCGCAACCGCTGCGATTGGAGAGACGCCGCCTGCGATCGAGGATGCCAGAACTTCTGCCGAGCGGAGGCCGATCATGCAGCCAGATAAATCAGCCCTCACAGACCTGATCGCGAGAGTCGAGAAGGCGAGCGGGCCGGATAGGGAGTTAGACGCAGACATCGACGTTGCGTTGTTCGGTGGCGAGACGGTCTGGAAACAGGCCAACTATATAATGGAACAGTACCCTGTATCTCGTCGCCCGAGCAGAGGTCACGTCGGCGGCTTCGCGAACGAGGCTATTCCACTCTACACCCAATCCCTCGACGCCGTCGAGGCGCTGGTGGAGCGGGAGCTGCCGAACCATGATTGGCAAGTGTTCCGCACGGTCGGAGCTGGTTGGTACGCAATCATTGATAAAGGCCATGCTGAACAGCATGGAAGAAGCGAGGCAAATGCCGCCATCGCGCTCTTGCTCGCGCTGCTGAAAGCGATGGAGGCGCGTGGCGCAAATGAGTGATTACGATGTTTGTCGATGCGGCGACTACCGCTGTCAGCATGTTGATGGGACTGGCGCTTGCCCCCATATGCGAAAATGCCGCGAGCCTCTTTCGAGGCCCGCGCGGCTGGCGACAGCTTTCGCTGCCGGGATGCGATGGGGTTGATTTAAGAATCCCTGGGGTTGAAGTCAAGTTAACGATTTGCGACTCAGACGTATAAACAGCCAACCCCTTGATCTGGCTTGTATTTTCTGTCCGCAGGGTCCGTCCGTGTACGACTGAAGGCTACCTTGAGCGTGACCAAATTTAGCGAATCTCCCCTCACCCGACCCCGCCGTCTATTGAGCGCGGCGTCAACCAATTCGCCAATGGTCCAGAGTATCGCCAGAAACTTTTAGAGACAGAGCCAGGTCATGTCAGACGACACCGCTACAATCAGAGCTGAGTTGTGGAGCAAGATGCGAAACAAACCATATCGCGACAAATTCGTCGCGGCGCATCTATCGATCAACATAGTCGCACAAATGCAGACTCTGCGAGAGGCGCGCGGCTGGAGCCAGAAGGAGCTTGCCGACAGAGCGAAAATGTCTCCATCGCGTATATCTGTCATGGAAGACCCATCATATGACAAGTTCACGCTGAGTACGCTTAAACGCTTGGCGTCCGCGCTTGATGTGGCATTGGTCACCCGCTTCACGACGTTTAGTGATCTCGTGAATTGGGTGAGCAATCTCTCGCCAGAAAAGCTCGAAGTTTTGAGCTTTGGCGATGACAAAATTGCGGACGCAGCCATGGTCGTAGAGCGCGCCCCAGAAATAGCGCGTAAAGCAAGGATTCACAGTTCAGGGCCGGGCAATCCCGCTTCATCCGGTTTCCCGGACGATAACGCACAGCCCCAGGCCGAGCCGAGCGCAACGCCTGGGGCTCTTTTGCCGTGCCCGTTTTGCGGCAACGTCACGCCGACGATTCGCTCAAACAACATCGGTGACTACTACGTGCTCTGCGAGACCGAGCACGAGGGCGAAATGGCTTGCGGCTTACAATGGCGCGATGCACTCGCTACAGAACAGACGATGCACGCTGCATGGCGAAAGCGTGCGGAACAAGCTGAAGCCGAACTCGGCCGCCTCACGCGCGAACTCGCCGAGGCGAAGGCCGTGATTACGCGGCTTGTTAGGGTCGGGAACGACCAAGATATTCGCACTCGCCGATATGAAGATGTTGCAGCAAACGCGATTGCCGACCGCGATAACGCCATCACCCGCGCCGAAGCGGCGGAGGCAAAGTGCGCGGGGATGGCGGAGGCGCTGAAGGAAATGGTTTACGAGACGACACACCTATCGCCGCCGGAGGACGACGGGGCTCATAAGTGCCGTATCAGTGCAGCCGCGTTAAGCCGCGCCCGAGAAGCCCTCAAGCAGTGGGGGGAAGTGATTACCCGCAGCTCCGCATCGGATAAGGCTGAGAGCTGATCCGGTTGTATTCGAGCCGAAGTGCTGTGAATTGCCGTTCCCACTGAATAAATTCGTCACGTCGGTTCCCACGTTGCGCGCCGCACATGGCATCGAACACTTGATTGAGCTGAGCTTGGAGAAGGAGAGCCTTCAGCTCAATCTTATCCCGCTCCATCTGTTGCGATTGGGCTGTGATGGACTTCTGGACGTTGTTCAGGTCGATTGCCTGAGCCTCTTGGCTCGCAAACGTGGCGAACCCTGAGAACAGGATGGGGACTAAGCCCCATGTAAGCGCGACATTTGCCACGGTCAGCCCCCCGACAAGAATGAGCGCGAAAGCCATAGCCCTCTGCCACCGAAACTGCTCTTGGTCAGCCTGCGGCGGCGGGAATAAATTTGTGATAAAGTCCAGCATCTCATGTCGGCCCTCATTGCGCCGTCCCCCGGCTTGGTTAGTCCTTCGGCCACATCTCAATGTACGATTTGAGGTAGTCAACCCGGCTGCGACATTCGGCTCCGGCTTCGCGCACCGCCTGAGCCCAGAGGGCGAGCGCCACGTCCGTCTCGATGTTCTCCGGCACGATGGGCTCGCGGGCGCACACAAGCTGATCGGCGGGGACGGTCGGGTAGGTCAGCTTCTCCACCGTCACGGGCGGAAGGCGGATGATGACCGGATCGGGGGGCGGGGGGGTTGGGGCCGTGCCGCACGCGGCGAGTGTGGCCACAATCGACCCACAGAACATGAGCCGGAGCGCCCGTGTGGCCCTGTTGTGCCCACACGTCATTTCATCGCCTCCATTTGCTGGGCTGGCGCAGCCAATCTATAGACAAAGCGATGCTTTGAGACCCGAGCAACGCGCCTTATCTCGACGCCATCGGGCACATGGCCGCGCCTGCTATATCGTTTCCCACTCACCGCGTCGGCATAGTCGAAGCGCGGTGTTTTGCGTTCATCGTCGGTGCGACCATCAGCCTGCCAGTTTGCGGCCTTGTAGATCGTCCCCGCATGGCCCGCAGACGGGTCTGCGTAGGAAACGAGCATCTTGATGGCGGGGTGGAATTGTTTGATGTAGCGGACGGCGCGCGCGATCAGGAAGGTCTCGCCGTTCTGTGGCACGCTGTCATCGAGCCATAGCCGAGCCAGCTCCCACGTTTCCCCGCCGTACCGCTTCGAGGTTTCACGCGGTGGCAAGGCGAACACGATGACGCCGAGTAAATCAGCCCCGCGCTTCAGCGCCAGTGTGAGGACGCAAACGCCGGGCCATCTCCCGATGTAGTGGCGGCGGATCATAGCGTCCGCATCTTTGCGGCTCACGGGCGCTATCGTGCAGGTCGCGCGCCAGGACTTGTCGAAGGTCGGGCCGTCAGGCTTCATGGCATCGCCATTTGCTGGGCTCGGACTTGGGCGAGGTAGGATTTCGCAGCATCGCTCAGCGGGCTTGTGTCGGCCGGCGGCACACGAACTAGGTCGGCAATCAGCATGTTGCTTGCTTCCGTCCGCCTGCGTTCGGCGAGGGCCGATACCGACCGGAGCGTGTCAATCTGCCGCTGCATTTGGTCCCGCTGCTCGGAGAGGGTTTCAGCCGCCTCAGCCCGTGCCGTGGCGGCGTCGGCAACGGCCAGCGATACCTCGGCGCGGACATTCGCCAGGGCCGTCTCGGCGGCAGATGCGCGCTGTACGGCGATGGCGACCTTGGACTGCTCCCCGGCCAAGTCGGAGCGGAGGCCGGCCACCTGTATGGACCAGGCCAAATACATGATGACAAGCCCAATCCCGACGATGCCCGCGAGCCCGAACCTTGACGTGAGGAGCCCGATCATTTATGTATCCCCCATGTTCCGAACGACCACAACGCTCTAGTTGGTGCGCCGCCGTAGCTCAGGCGGTAGAGCAGTCGCCTTGTAAGCGACAGGTCGCAGGTTCGAATCCATGCCGGTGGCACCATCCTCAAGTATCCTTCTGCATCGACGAGGCCCAAAGCGCCCCGCCCGTGGTCACGATAAGCCCGCCTACTCCAATCCCGTAGGCTTGGATATCGAACGCGTTGCCCTGCCAAACGACGGTGTACACGGTCAGGATTTGGGACACGGCGAAGGCGACCAGAAACGCAATGCGCAAAGGCTCAAGAACTTGGTCCTCGCGGTCCTCGGTGACGATTGAGCGGAAGCGCATTATTTGTGCCGCCTGACTTGGGCCGTGGACCGTTCATTCCGGCGAACGCGAAATTGAAGGCTGAAGCCCTTCGGCGCGTAGCCAACCATTCGCGTGCCGCCGTTCTTGGTTTTGGTGGTCTTCACGATGATGAACTCAAAATCATGCGCGAGCCCGCAATCACAACAGATGAGCCGGTGCTGAAGATGTACTTGGCGCGGTCCCCGCCATAGCCTGACGCGCGGGTTCGGGAAAATCACGTCGCAGAATTTGCCGCGCTCAGCCTTTGCGTGCGTTACCGCTGGCATTAGTTCACCGCCTCCCAGATATACGCCAGCGCCGCAAGGGCGAGAACCAGCGTAGCTATCATGCCCATGATGCGCGCGAACGTGCTCACAGGTAAATCGCCGTCAGCACGAGCAGCACGACGAAAATCGCCAGCGCCCGCTTCGGATGCGCGGATACTCTACGCGAGAGCCAGCCAAAAGTCCTGTCCGCAGCGGCTGCAAATTGCTTCGCTCTGTCGGTCATTTCAGGTACAGCGCCGCCTCCTCCAGTCTTCGACGCAGAAGGCCCTTCACCTTCTGGTTATTGTCGTTGTGCCACTTTACGATTTCCAGCGCCGCGCCGGTATGGTCGGATGCGTTTATTTTCGTGAGAAGCTGCGATTTTGCAAACTGTGTCTCGCCGAGATTGAAGACGAAGGATGTAAGCGCGGCAACCTGATTTGCGGTCAGCGTCTTGACCTTCACATGCTTGAGCATCGCCAGTTCGGCAACCTTCAGGTCTCGCTCAAGCGCCGCGTCGGCCTGCTCTTGCGTCCACAGAATTGCGGGCGATACGTCGGGGCCGGTGTGGCCTACGCCAATCGTCCACACGCCGCCGCCGTCCTGATAGGCTTGCAGCTTGCAGCCCTCCCATTTCTTGACGAACTCGCAGGCGAGCGTGGTCATCCGAATATCTGCCCGTAGGTTCTGACTGTTCCGCCTGCCGCTACTGATGCGCCTGGGATAATCATAGCGAGATATTGGATGCGAAGCGACCCCGTTCCGCCGCCGGTCATCCGCCAATCCCACAGGTCCGTCGAGTTACCGGCGACTGAATTTACAGCATCAACCACCTCACTAGACACCCCCGCCGTCACTATAAATGTGACGGCGGTCGCAATGCCGTTTTTCATCAGCACAAACGTCTGGTCCGCAGAGCATGTGTTGGTGGTGACTTTGGCGCGAAACATCCGGCCGCCGGATGTCATTCCGATAGAGGACTGGACAAGGCTTTCTACCGAGGCGGTATCGTAGGTCCCTCCGCCGCCGCAAATCCTGATATAGAGGGGTGAGCCGCTTGCACCATAAACCGTGGTCGCCTCGCCAGCCAAGTAGACTTCCTGATCCCCATTAACAGTGTCGGGGACAAAATCGCACTGCATGATAGTGGCGGTGGCCGGGCCATCAGAGTTGGCAGTGCATGAAAAATTATATTCGTCATCGACGGCGACATGATCACTGTTTACGAGATCGGTATGCGCACCACCCGTTCCACCAGTGCTGGCCGGCACGTTGATAACGCAAGTTCCATCAGTACCGTTCTTTCGGCTCTTAATGGTGAATGCGCCATAATCGTAGAAGGAGCTTGGATAGCGGAACATATATATCCGAAAATTGCGGAACGTCCCGGCGATCTTGACTTTGATCTTGACGTTGCTTTCTGTGGTCGATGCAAATAAGTGCCCGACGAATGGGATGTATCGTGTGAGAGAATCTGCATCGGACACCGTATTCTTTGAGACGAATACCGTCGCTGCCGTAAACAGCGATGTTTGGGTGTTGTCCGCTGTGGGGAGAAAGAGAAACCGCGCCCAACGATAGTTGGTATTGCTTGTGGTGTGCCTCAAACTCAGTTTGTCGCCATTGACCACGGCCAACGTGTCTGTATTGTTGGTGACAATGCCGTCCGCAGCCGACACAATCTTGAAGGCGGTGTTGCCGGAATTTTGCCTGACTATGAATTCATCAGTCGATGTCGTGCCGCCTTGGCGCAACCCAGCAAGATTGGACAGAGTGCCGTTTTGGTATATCGCTCGCTGGCGACGATTTTCAGCGTTGATAGCATCGCCGACGTTCGTGGTTCCCCCGCCGCAATGTCCCGGCGAGCCGTACCAATTCGTAGAAGAGCTGAACTCCCAATGCGGCCCGCTGAAGGCTACGGTTTGAAAGGATGACACGTTACGCCGCCGTTACCGATATGGTGCGCGTGACAGCAAGGACCAATGTTATCCGCGTCGTGGTGGTACACGAATCCACATTGATGCGGAGATGGTCGTTCGCCGATATCGCTGTGGTCCAGCCCGTCAGCGTCGTGCTCGAAGCATTGAGTGCCCCTGCCACAGTCGGCTTTGCCGCTGCCGTGATTGTGTTGGCGACCGTGGGAACGGTATTCGCCACAAACGCTTTCTTCCAGATGTCGAGCACGAAGGAACCCGACTGGTCCCCAAGCGAGTGATGGCCCGTGATCGTGCAGGCAAAGGGAATGACCAGATCGCGCTTTACCCCCGTCGTGACAGCCACGCCGCCGCCATCGATCGTGAACTCGATGCCTGTCGTATATGTCGATGTTCCGAGGAAAACGCCGATTGTGTTGAGCGGGTCGGCGGACCAGATTTGCACGTCGTTCTGATCCTTCAGGACGACTTTGTAATCCAACACACCGAGCCAGATATCGCCCCATGTGCCGGTCGAATCCGCGACAACTGGATTGGCATTTGCTACCGACAGCGCCTCAGTCGTGTAGGTATCCTGCGGCGTGGTCGTGCCCGTCGCGTAGAAATAGAGTTTGCCGCCCGTGAGCGGATCGCCGTTGGAGTCGATCCATTGGACTTTGGGGTGTGTGTAGCGGCCCATTTATTGGGTCTCCTGCTCCGGCTCAGTGGCCACGATGCCTGCGTTGACAAGAAAGCCGTGGAGGCGGCCTTCGATAAGGGCGGCCTCGGCGGCGGTCTTCGGGCGCTTCAGCAAATCCGCCATAAGTTTGGGCTCACGCACGGCTTCTATAAGCACGTCGGTTGTGCGCGTCATTAACGCTTTCATCATTTCTTGAGCGCGCCGGGAGCCTGCCGTCGTCGGGACAAGACCGCCGCCGCCGCCGAAAAGCCGACCGATCCAGCCGCCTGCCTTTGCGCCAACGATGCGCGTCATCGTGTCGAGCATTTTGTCGGGAACATCGACCAATTCGGGAACGGCACGAGGATCCCCCTTCGCCGCCTCCAGCCGCGCGGCGCGCAATACCAGTTGCCGTAAGCGAGCGGCAATCTCCGGCGTTGCCACGCCAGACCGCTCCATTAGGTCGAGCACATTGCGCTTACCGCTTATCAACTGATCCTTGAGGGTGGTAAAAGAAATTTCGCCATCGCGCGTCGAGCGGCCAATGACATCGCGCAAAGTCGCCGCACGTAATCCCTCGGTCGCTTCGCGTCCGCTCTGCCGCGCCATTCTCGCCATGCCGAGATAGTCGCGAGTGGGATTGCCGCCGCCCAATATGCGACCCACCGCTGCTGCGGGGTCCTCCACATTGAGTATCTTCCCCAGCGCGGTCTCGACGCTTGTACGTCCGGCCGCCACGCTTTCTCCGACTACCCCGGCGCGTGCTTGGGAAACCGATGCGCGCTGAAGTTCAGAACGCACGCCTGGAAAGGCGCGCAGCAGTTCCTCATTCTCGGACATGAATTTTTGCAAGCGGGCCGGCGCTATGGCTCCCGTCTCTGGGTCGGCGAGGCGTGAGACTTGCGCTCGCAGAAACTCCTCTTGGGAACTTCGCATTGCGGGGGCGGTAGTGCCCGCACGCGATGGCGCAAACCCAGCAGCTCCCTGCAACTCTCCAAACCGCAAAGCGCCACCCGTCCCGCCAGCACCAAAGGCGCGTTCCAGCATAATCTCCGGCGGGATGCGCTCGCCGCCGGTCGGGGCGTCCGCCAGTGCTCGTCCTGCGAAAGTGCGGGTAAACGCATCATGTTTGGCGCGGCTGAAAGCCCTTGCGGCCTCGGCTTCAGGCAGATCAAGAGACTCCAAGTCGCGAAGCGCCCCGTCAGCGATAGCACTCATACGGCTATTGGTGCCCCAATCGCCTTTGGATCGAGCCTCCCGCGCCAATTCCAGCGCGCGGCTTCTAAGCGTCAAAAACTCCCCAGTGGTCGGCTTACTGTTGCGCTGAGCCAAGTCAGCCACATAACCGGCAATCGGCTCTGACAGTTTTTCATTGGGGAGGAGTTGCCCCCGAGCACTCTGAACGGCAGCGTCAAAATTGCTTGTTGCTTGGAGCGTGCGATCACGCGGCACTGCTGCCCATAGTTCTCGTTCGGTTGCCGTTGCATCGCTAAGCGCGTCCTCAAGTGCTTGATTAGCACGTTGGCTCGCCTCGGCTTGCGCCGCCCTTCCGCCCGTACCAATGGCCGATCTTGCGGTTCTCGCCTCGCCCTGAGCCTGCTGCAAGCGACGATTGAGCAAATCCGTCAGGTAGCGTTGACGTGTAGCGGCAGCGACCCTCAATGCTCCGGGATCGCCAGTGCGCGAGAAGGCATCAATGGCCTCGCGCTGCGCCGTAAGAATTGTTTTCGTCTGCTCATCAATCGCAAAGCCGACTTCAGGGCGCTCAGCCACAACTTTAGCTTCAAGGTTTTGAAGAGCTTGGCTTTCCGCCGCTCTCGCCGAGCTAAGCGGCCCGCTGGCGTCAGCCCCTTCAAGGGCCTTGATGATTGCCTGCTCGTCCTCGCCACTCTCCGCGATGACCTTCCGGATGGTCTCGGCAGCTCGTCCCTCGGCTTGGCTGCGCGTGATAGCGGGGAGCGCTTTGCTATCGCGACCGAGCATCCGACCGACGCCTCGATAGAGACGGCCCGGTATACTGAGCGGCGACACAAATCCGCCAGCGATTTCCGCCCCAACACGGGCCGGCACATTGCCGGGAGCGAAGATTTCAGCGCCCACCCCGCCTTGTGCCGCACCGGCCGAGGCCGCCGCTTCGGCGGCTAAAAAGGCTTTGGGAGACCGCTTCGCTAGGGCCTGGGCTCCCTTGAGAAATTTGGGGACCTGTGTCGCGGTGCGCAGTCCCTGCACCGCCACACCTCCGGGAATCATGGAGCCCACAACCGTCTCAACGCCAACCGCAAGCGGTCTGTGCGTGCGCGGCAATTCTTCTAGATCACCGTAGGTTAGGCCCAGCTCGGCAGCTTTATCCGTGAAGCCTACATCCTTGACTTCCTGACCCGTCAGTTTCCCAACCCCGTGGCGTACAACGTCCGTCGCCAACTTGATTGGATTTATCATGTTGATGAAATCCAGCGTGCCTGTAACTCCGCGCACCGCAGCCTTTCCCGCCGAACTGGCGAGGGATGGCGTCTCATCTCTTTTGGTTTTCAGGATTGCCGCAATTTGTCTTGCGTCGTTAGCCGCGTCTTCATCGCCGCCATCGGCGGCAGCATCGGCGCGTCTTAGGGCGTCGAAAAGTTGCGCCCGCGAAGCCATTACTTGCCCCACTTGCTCATAAGCGCGTCTTCTTCGGACGTGTCTGCCTGAGCAGCCCCCGGAGCGCCGCCAGCCGCCTCAATAAATTTGGTGTATTCTCGCTCTAGTCCCTGCAAGCGCAATATGTGGCGCTGGCGGTTATCCGCTTGGACCTTTGTTTGGGGGCGGTAACTTTGGGCCTGTGCGATCTGCCGTTTGATGAAATTCTGTGTGCCGACGAACATATTCATCATTCCTTGTGGCCCGCGACCGCCGCCGCTGCTTGCCACAATCGAATCCAATTCTCTTAGAAGATAATTGGAAGGATTGCCTCGCACATCTTGGGCGAGCGCCGTGCGTGTCTCAATGTTGAGCTGCCGCACTTGTTGGGCGGCTCGCTGCGCTGCCGGGTCGAATGGTTCAAGCCCCAAGAAGTCCTTGATAGCGTTTATCGGCGGCGCAACAGCTCCACCGTACCAACTAGTCGCAAGACGCGGGTCCTCGGGAGTTTCTCCTGGGCCTGTTACTCCTGGAGAAATTGGCTCTGCCTCACCACCATAATCGCTTGCGGCTGTAGAAACTTCCACCGCGCCTTCCCTGAGTGCAGCATCCAATGCCGGATCGCGCCTGCGGAAAGTTTGAAGTGTGCCGTCTCGTCGCCTCACGTTGACGAGTGCGTTATCGGAAGCGGCCGGCGTGGGGAATCTCGCCCGCGCGCGCTGCTGGGCCGTTTCAATCGCTCCGGCTCTTTCTGCGGCCTCCGCGGTCGTTCCTTCCCTGGCTTCATCTGCGCGCCGGATGTTTTCGGGGTCGGCTTGCTGCGCCGCCAGTTGCTCCGAGACGGACATGACCCGCGTGAGCATCCCATCAACCATTTGCTCGTTGTAGTCTTCGGGTATCCCGGCAAAATCCGTATCGGGAAATTGCTTCCTGTATGCGGCGAGTTGCTGCTTGTAGGTAATCCCGCGCAATTCCGGTGGAACATTTTTCACTGTGGTCAGCGCCCGGATGACATAATCCGTTTGCGCTTTCACGCGCTCGAATTGGCTTTTGCGTGTCGTTTCCGCCGCTGAAAGATTCGCCTGTCTGCTGCCCTCAACCTTAATCGCCTTCTCTGGATCGATGCCAGCGAGCGCGTTGATTGCCTCGGGGTTTCCGCTCGCAATGCCGGGGCCATATTGCTGGAAGAACTGTTGAAGCTGGCGCTGGCGCTGCTGTGCCTGCTGGTCCGCTGCCGCTTTCGCCTGCGCCTGCTGGATGTTCATCTGCATCGTGAGAATCGACAGGCGGCGGGCCTTGTGCTCGCTCGGGGTCATTACGTCGAGGGCGCTGACCATCTGAACCTACCACTGAAGTCGGAAAATGTTGCCGAGACCGCCCCCGCCACCATACGCGCCACTTTCATCAATGGAGCCATAACCATAATTTGGAAATCCCTGCGGTCCCGGCGTCCAGCCACCGCTCGCGTCCGGTGTGGCGAAACCGCCACCGCCGCCGAAGAGCGGCGCGAGATTCCCAACAGCATCGCCCCAGATATTGCCCTGCGCTACGGCGTTCGCCGCCTGAGCGTTGCCTTGCGCACCGTAAAGGCCGCTCGCCGCATTGGCATAATTCTGTCCGAATTGTCCGGTTTGTGAGGCGGCGTTCTGGCCTTGGGTGGAAAGGTTCCCGAGCTGGTTGAGGTAGTTCCAAAATTCCTGGTTCGCGATGCCCTGGCCGAATTGGGTGAGGGCCTTCAGCCGCGAACCTGACCCGAGTAGGCCCTGCGTTCCGGCGCTGGCATTGACCGCCCTTGTTCCCTGATCAAAAGCAAACTGGTATCCGGGGGAGCCCTGGAACGTGGTACCTTGCGTCATTCCCGGTGTGCCGCCAGAGCCCGCAACGGCAGGGCTGCCAGCCCAACCGGCGACCGGCGACTGAACGAGCCCAAGATTGGTCTGGCCGCCACCGAGCGCCGCCCCTCCGGGGCCGTATCCCGCCTCCGCCCATGAGGCGTCGGAAACCGTTTGCCCCGCTTGCAATGCCGCCTGGATGTCGCCAATCGCAGACCGATTGTCTTCGCCGAAGACGCTCTTGAAAAACGTATTCACCGGAGAATTCTTGTTCAATATCCCGGCTGGATTACGCGCGAAGCTGTTGACATCTCCGAGTGTGGAGCCGGACGAACCGCCACCTGAATAGCCCATCGCCGCCTGCATCCCAGGCGTTGGCCCGCTTGGTTGCCCCGGAGCGCCGCCAGAACTTGCAATGGGCCGGGCCACCCCAAGCGCGTCCGACAACTGATAGAGCGCGTTCATGCCAGTGAGCGTCCACGGGCTCAAATCAGAGCGGGTCTGACTGTAAATCTGCTGTTGCAGGGCGAGTCCCTGTTGCGCCGCATCCGTTTGCGCTTCAGTCGCCTTGTTTGCCGAATAAGCGCCGATTGCGGCTGATCCTACGACGGCGGCGGCGATCCAGGGCATAGTCCTAACTCCTCACTTGTGGTTCGCCAGCGTGAACGCAATACCAGACAACGTCAGTAATCGCAGATAGAGCGTGCTTGACGCCCGCCGCAATCTTGACCTCTGCGGGGCCGACAAGGCGCTTTATTTCACCCGGCCCCAGCCACAGGTCCACCTCACCAGATGCAAGAATGCTCGGGTGATCGTAGACGTGACAATGTGAAATCAGAACGGTGCCCTTTGGTATTTTGAATTTGTTTATATGAACCCCGCCGAAAGCGATTTCTTCACCCCCTGGCGGGATGTCGCCAGACTTCTCGGCGCGCGATACGAGCGCATCGTAATTCACAGGCGGCCAACCTGCTGCTGCCATTACCATCGGCATCACTCGCGCCTCATGCAGACAATCGCTGTAATCCGGTCACAATCGCCGTGATTGACAACCGAGTGTGTAAGAAGGTTATTGAATGTCCATGCCTCCCCCGGACGGATAACAAGGCTTTCGTCCTCGCAATAGTTCGTACACTGTTGATTGCCCTGGATGCCGACATAGATTTTGGTATTCATGAATTCCGCGTGCCACCCACCCCTATCATGATGCGGCTTGACCTCTCCCCCAGGGGGGATTTTGGTGATGAGGATGCCGCCGAGATAGACGGCCTTCTCTCTTGCCATCAGCCCGTAGACGATAGGGTGCAGTGCCGGAAGCGCCCGCCATGCGGGATAGAACGACGCAAAATGCGGCTCGCCGAAGTGCGCAGGCTCCGTCAATTCTTCTATGGCTCGATAACGCACCCAGATGTCGGGAACGCCGTAATGGGGGGAGCCTTCATTCGTTCGGCCGGGATGGGCGTCCCACAACTCAGGCTGGGCTAGAATTTGCGATCTGAGGGCGGAAACGGGTAGGCCGCTCGCCACAAGCCTGAAATGCTTCAGGCGCGATTCGGGGCAAAGTGACAGCGGGGAGGCGGCGACCATAAGCAAGTTCCTAGAGAGACGACGCTAGTCTTGCCTATGTCGATGGCCGACATTTCCAACAAATAACACAAAGCTCTAGCTGAAAACAACCCCGGAGATGTGCAGGGTCAGGGACGTATTGGCCGAGGCCAAGGTCTGGATTGTCCCGCCCGCCTCGATGACCTTGCCTATGAGCCCATCCAGTACGAGAGGATCGGCACTGACGGGGATGGATTTGACGTAGTAGATCGTCGTGGTGTCGTTTGCAGTTCCCCCTGTTGGAACCAGATAGATTCTCAGCGTGACCGCGCCTGCCGTTGTATTCGTGACCGTCGCTGCAATGATGACCGCACGTTCACTCGTTCCCGCCGTGTATTTCGTATCGGTCGAGGTTGAGCACTGCTGAGGCGCAACAAGGTCTTTATAGGTTACAGCCATGGGCGCGTCATCCTTGCTGATAATCCATCACACTGCATCAGGCCATTACCGAGGCGCTAAAGATGCCGTTGATCGTAAGACCCGTGAACGTGCCATTGGCTCCGTTGTCGCCGTTCCATGTGGTAGTCCCCGTGGCCGCCGAAAATTCAAGCGGGGCCACATAGTTGAAGCCGAGCGGGGCCCGTTTCATGAAGGTTGCGCAATGAGAGGCCGTCCGTCCAGCCGCTTCTTCTCTATAATCAACCCCAGTGTTCAGACCGGCATACGCTGCGGTGGAATTCAGTCCTATTGAGATAGCGCGCCCAATGCCAGCGCTGCTGTTACTTGCGCCCACCAAATTCGTAGCCGTAAGGTCATCTTCGGAGAGCCCAATGACGAAAGTGATGCGGTTTGCGGTCGCACTTGCGCCAGCGTTCTTCAAGCGCCAAGTCGCGGTGGTATAGGTCCAGGTGTCGGTGCTGTCGTAATTTAGGAGCGTCGTTTGGACGCGGTTATAGGCGTTCCACACGCCAAGGTTTGTACTCTCCCCACCCGCCACGCCTGCACCACCCAAGATCATATCCACGGACGCGGTGCCGTTAGACCGAATAGTCCCGAGATACGTCCCGCGCGAGGCGGCGGGGCCATTGGTAATGGATACCGCATTAAGCCATATCCCGAGAACGCGCGTTAGTTCCGTCGTCCCCGCGCCTGATCCGCGCCCGGTGTCAGATGTCCAAGCCGGGCCTCGCGTTGCTCTAATGGTCCCGCCATCCGTCCAACCGAAGATGTCGTAGTTGGAATTGTTCGCCACCGCTGCCGGTGACTTGGTGGCGTCAGTCGTTGCTTGGGACAGCTCGGTGAAAGTCGTATTGATGAAACTGACCCCGTCGTACAGTGGTATTTGATTGCCGTTGTAGAGTGCGTAGTAGATTGTAGTAGCGGCGAGGACATCGGCGCTGAGAACGGGGACCGCTGTCGTGGGGGTAAGCCGACCACGCGGCATCGCCACGGCATGGGACTGCCCACCAACTATTACATCCTGCCACGCTGCATCATTCCAATCATAGAACGATAGTGTTTCCGTATCCGTCGCGAAGTAGAACGACAGCGTATTCGTTGCCGCCGACGGCGCGGCGGGCCGTGATGCCGCTGCGCCTTGTCGCAGATAGTCGATCTGTGTTGTGCCGGCCATCTACGGTAACTCCACCATGATGCACTCGCCCGCAGGATTGGCGATCAATTCAGGTCCCGGCGTCACGCCATTAACAAGCGGTGCCCAGATGCCCTTGCCGGTCGGAACGGTTGCGGCACGGCGCACATACAGAAGAACACGCGCTATATCGGAGCCTTCAGACGCGACCAGCGCACAATCTCCGGCCGCTGTCACGATACTTGTGCTTCCTGGCAGGATCAGCGTCGAGGCATCGTAGGTCAGCGTCAGGATGCCATCGAACACGAGCCAACACTTGCGGCCTGATTTGTCCGTGCCCCAGTCTATATCCGTGATCGCCGTTGTGCCGATGACATGGAAGAACCCGCCTTCGCCGATTGATAGTGTGGCGGCACTTGCAATGTCCGAGCCCTTTTCCCATAGAGCGGCCACGCTATCAGGCGTAGACGATTTGTTGGCCGTCGTGCCGGTTAGCTGCTCCGTCGTAGAGGCAAAGCTGCTACCCTGACGCAACAATGCAGCCGGAATCAGCGCCTCAAGCTGGCCGATGCGCTGCGAGAAAGCTTCGAGCCGCCCAGTCGCAATTGCATTGGCAAGCGATGTATCCTGCACATAGGTCGTGGAATTGCCGAGCGCTTCAACAATCAGGCTCAGATACTTGTACCACTCGCGCGTGATGAGAAGGTCTTCGCCGTGCGGATTTTCTGCGCTCGGCGGCGTTCGCGTGATCGGCCCTTGTGGGATCGGGATGGTGATGATCGTCATGGAGGAAGCACCTCCACGTCCGCATAGGCCCCGAGGATGACGGGCTTGATCGGATCGGTGACGGCGATATGAAACGTCCGGTCATGAAACCGTCCCAGCCTTCGCCAGATGGCGCGGTAGCGGTAGCGCCCGATAGGCCCCATGCCACGCCAATGTTCGTTCGACCACGTTCTGCCCCCATCATCGGACCACCGGAGCATGATCTGCGGATCATTGCCCTGTCCGGTCGTGAGCCCCGTACCGGCCTCGATATCGACCTGGAACCGTGGCATCCCCATCCGTGCTGTCGAACGAAAGAACGGGGCTGCGTAGGCGTCGAACCGGATCGTTGAACTATCATCCGTATAGACAGAGTGGGTCAGCTTGAACATGCCGCCATTGCGGTCGCCAACAATCCAAAACCCATAAATGTTGACGGCAGAGAACGCATTCCACCAGCTCGTATCCATGGCGTTCGTGCGCTTGCCGAAACTATCGCGCTCATGCCACAGACCCGTAGTGATGTCATAAGTCCAGCTCCACTCATCCTCAACCGATGTCATCGTGTAAAATTCATGCCCATCCTCGACGTGCGTAAACGCGCGGACGTTCTCCACGTCGGTTGCGTCGTTCAGCACCTTCGCGACTGCATCGCTTGATATGGGCCGGGGCGTATAGCCAGCGGCGATGTAAACTACGCGATCATTGCCAATCCAGATCAGCGTGTTGGCAATTTTCACGATAGAGTGTCGCGCAATGCACCCGCGCTCGATGGAAACCGTCTGGATGCGTTCAAAGGCCGATTCTGCGTTGCCTGTCGTGTGCCAAATTTCGATGGAGCGCTCGCCGAAGGCCCATAGTTCCTGGTGATTTTCAATCACTCTCTGAAGCGGGTCGCTTTCGCTTTCGGCGGTCGCGAAGTCGAGGGCATCATAATCCGCAGCGTCTCCCACTTCCGACCATTGAAACTGCCCCGTCTCGTCTGGAACGCTATGAGTGAAATACCCATCTAGAAATGCAACCGACGATGAGCCAAGAAAGTCCGCGTCGTTGATTTCCGCGTAAGACGCAACGCTCACCGTATAGATGTACGCTTGAGGATTCGCGGAAATGACGATTTGCTCGCCGTTATCCGCCCATATCACTGGGTCCTCGCCGGCCACAATTCCAATTTCAGTTTCAGTCCCGTCCGATGCAACGCTGTAGAGCTTGTTGTCGAAGACGGTATAGAGAATGTCCCCTACACGATGACTCCCTCGGCAAATGCCGGAATTGGTGGACCATCGCACCATGCCGAAGCGCGGCGAAAGCACGATAGGCCCCTTGGTCATTCCAACCGGGGGGGCTGTCTGAGCATACCAGTTCACAAGCCGCTGCGAACTCCACGGCGGGGACCGGGAGTTGAACGAGTGCAGCCCGAATGGGATCGCCAGCGTTTCCATTATGGTCCCATGTTCGGCTGGAAGAAGACTGAGCCGTATTCCCGGTCAAACCCAAGGAGCTTTTCCTTCATCCCGAGCGCATCCATGCGAAGCTGGACACGCTCTTGAAGTGGGAACGAGTGGCGATAGGACAGCCGATAGGCGAGATTGAACGCCAGCGGCTCAAGCCATTCGACCGGAAAATCCGCATTGTTCGTCAGCGTGTCGAAATCCTCGATTAGCCTCTCGCCCGTGAAGCGCAGCGTATCCGTTGAATTGTCCGACGTGGGCCAGACGTAGAGATAGCCGTTATCTCTCTGCGGGTCGTAGTAGATGTTCGTCACGGGGCCGTCCGAATCCTTGTTGGGAAGCCTAAAATAATCCGGCCGCTCCAGAATTTGTGCCTCCGTCTCGATCCCATCCTCATCGCGTCTCATGCAATGCAGGATGCGATTGGGGCGGTTGAGTTTGGTTGTATAGCCGTAGACCGTGTTCCCCGACGCCGCCGCCGCTGTGAGGGCCACGGCGATTGTCGCTGTCCCGCCAGCCGGAGCCCCACTGATCGTGGTCCATTGCACGGTGCCGTCGTCAAGCTCGATGCCAATTCTGTCGGATGCTGCAAGCCCTGTGATGCTTGTAAGCGAGATGACCGTTTGGCCCGCCGCCTCGTCCGCTGAAATCGTGGTCTGCACGATATCGGTCACAAGCGCATGATGGTCCGTGCTTGTTGAGGCTATGTCGTATTTCTGCGTCCCCTCGACCAGAAACAGCCCGCACTCGGTCTTGCTCCATAGATGCAGGCCATCTGCCATCCAGGCTTTGGTCATCGTGTTGAGAACGGAACGGCCTTCCTGGGCCTGCTGATTGGTCAACGCTTCTTCTTCAACGCCGACGCGAATGATTGCGTACGCATCCGTGATGATCTGGAGGCACGTTTGGTTGAAATTGACACTGCCGCTCGTCGTCATCTACAGATCGTCCGCCGTGATTTCGTTGTCGCCCAGAAACACATTCTCCGGCTTTGGATTGCCGAAGGGGATGGATTGATCGTCAGTCACGCCCCGGACAAAATCCTGTGGGTGACGGGGCTCATAGACGCGGTTCCAGACCAAGAGCCCGTTCCACTCGCGCATGATTTCAGATGCCGGAACCTTGAAACCAGTGCGCTGGCACCAAACGAAATAATCTCCGGGTTTCAGCTTCGTCCGCATGTCACCGGCCTCTACTGTTGGTTCGGCCTGACCGATAATGCCTCAATTGCATGGCGCGGTAAAACATGGAACTTTCAATTCTTGTGGCATCTGCGGCTGGCGGGGCCGCCACGAACCCAGAGTACAGCCACAGCAAATGGTACATGTCGCCCACGTCGATTGTTCCGTCCGGCGATGGCACGGCTGGCATAGTACCATCGTCCATGTCCATAATCGAGAAGCGCTTTGACACCGTGTCGATCATTTACGGTCCACTCGCAAGTTCGCCGCGCACTGCTGTCACCCCGTCATCGCTGACGGTAGATTTCTGGTCCACTGTCACTGCATCATCGGCATAAAGGCTAAACGTCGTAGCCGTCTGCGTCCGCCGGTTGCGGAATTGCTTGTAGAGGTAGTCGATCTTCGTCATCGCATCAGGATTGACCGGGGGCGCTCCTTGGGCCGGTTCTCCGCGTGCATCGTCCAAGAGCGCGAGAATTGCCGCAACCTCGGTATCCACCGCCGCCAGGATCGCGGCAATTTCCGTGTCGAGGAAGTCATCTATCGTATTGACCGACGTTTGCGATGCGCGGCTTGATGTAGTCGCGTCGAGGTTTGCGAGGCGCACGTCCCCGAGTGCTGTTAAGCCAGCGCCGGCCGCGCCGATATCATCCGTCTGCGCTTCGATGGCGGCGATGTCTGCCGATACGGTCGCGCCAGCAGGTGCCCCCAAGCGGGCGAAACTATCGCCGGTCTGCACGGTGTTCCCGGTGTAGGTCGTGAGCGTGGATAGAGTGCCGATTATGTCGCCCGTGATGCTCCCCCGGATCGGCACACCGCCGCCGGCTGCCGCTTCAATGCCATCGCCGCCCGCACCACCGCCGCCTGTCGCAAGCAATCCGTTGCCCGTGCCTGTACCTGTAACCACAAACCCGCTGCCATTGGTCGAAGCCGCGACCGCGTTGATTGCGTTGCCCGTGGCTCCTGCCCCCGACGCTGCATTAATGCCGTGCCCTACGCCCCCACCCGTGGCTCGAATACCATCGCTGGTCGTGGCCCCGCCTGTGGCGTTGACGCCGTGTTTGGTAGTGCCCGTGCCGGCGAATGTCGCGCCGTGTCCCGAGGTTGCGACCACCGTCAAAATCGCATCGCCGGAAACGGAATCGACCTTGATGCCGTTACCCGATCCAGTACCCGTGGCTTGCAGGCCCGTTCCGTTCGTCGAGGCCGCGACTGCCCTGAGACCGTCGCCAGTCGCGCCCGAGCCGGATGTTGCAAGGATACCGTGGCCGACGCCACCGCCAAGCGCGTTAATGCCATGCGATGTGGTGGCCCCACCGGCTGCATGTATTCCATGCGCCGTCGTGCCTGTTGCGACCGCACTGATCGCATGGCCCGAAGTCGTGGTGATGTTGATGCCATTGCCGCTTGCGGAGCCGCCCGTGACTTGGATTCCATGCGCCGCCGCACCGCCACCACCAACGGCGCGGATACCCATGCCCACACCGCCACCCGTCGCAATGATGCCGTCCGATGTTGTCGCGCCGCCTGTGGCAACAATGCCGTGCATCGTTGTTCCGGTCGCTACGGCATGAATGGCGTGCCCGCTTGTCGTCGTGATTCTAAATCCAGCCCCGGACGTTGAGCCGCCAAGAACATACAATCCTTCCCCAGTCGTCGGACTACCGACAAGCCGCGCACCGTTGAAGCTCGTTCCGGTGGCTGTTGCGATAATTCCATGCCCGCTGGTCGCGCCTGCACTGATCGTAACGCCATTGCCTGTCGCACCTCCGGTAATCAGTTCCCCAGAGCCCGTCCCGTTGCCGGTGATCGTCAGCGCCGCCGTGTTGGAACTCTGGCTCACTACAGATAGGCGCGAGAGTGCGAGCGTGGCCGTACTGGAACCGAGCGTTCCGCCATGAGACACGGCATCGGCCAGCGTCACGCCGCCGCTTGTCACGGTCGCAGTTTGGCCGCTTGTCGTGTCGCGGCGGTATAGCTCAATCGTGCGCGTGACCGGAGCCATCGCCGCTTGCGTGATGTGGACGCAGTATTCTTCGCTATCGGAGCCCGCCGCAATCGTCGTGTCTTCGTCAATCGTGAGCGAATAAACGCCAGGCATGTTCGCCGCGCTCAATTCAGCGACGGTCGGTGTCGTATAGATCGTCGCCGCACCGCCATTGCGGGAACGATACACCGTGAACGTGGTAAGCCCTGTCTCGCGCGTTTTCAGGTCGGTGCTGTCAACAGCAACGAAATAGATGAGTTGGTCCAACTTGCCGCTCGGTATTCTCATGCGGCCTCTCTCCAATCATCGCGACACGTTACGCCGCGCTCGATGGTGTGGAGGGTCTGCGGAACCCGCGCGCCCTCGCCTGTGTCGCCCATGCCCTCGCCAATATGATGCAGGCCGCCAGGACCTGTTACTGGCGTTGTCGCCACTGACCGCAGAACCAGATACGTCCGCGCGCTGTCTCTGCCGCTCGCCGTCGTGCAGGCCCAAGCTTGGTTGGCCGTTGCCGTGACGGTCTTATACTGCGACACGCACGACATGGTGGACGCATCGGCACCGCCATCCGCAAGTCTCGTGATAATCAATGACCAACTACCGCTATCCGTATCGGAATCGGCGATCACTATATCGTCGGTCTCAATTGCAGCAGCGCCAAAGATGATATCGCCGCTTGTGACCGAGACTGTTGGCGCACTGTGCGTTTGCGTGTTGCCGGTCGATCCTGTCGTTTCTGCGGCGATGAAAGAGATAGTCTCGCCTGCGCCCGGCCGAACCCTGTAGACCTGAATAGCTTTCTGGCTTGTGTCTACAAGAAATTTAGTAGCTACAGCCTCATTGCGAGTATCGGTTATCGGGATTGTACAAAAGTTGCACGTCGCGCCAGCCCCGGCGGCACCGGGATCATAGGTTACGTCCGCCCGTTGCACCCCATTTATTACAGGCGTACCATTTTGCTGCGCTGCTGGATTGTCAAATGGAGTTGTACCTGCCCCGGCGTCGTTCGACCCAGCAAGGATGGCAACAAGCCAATCGCCGCTTTGAACGCTAATAGCCGCAGTGCTAAGCGTTTGGTCGGAAGTTATACTGGTGGCGTTACCAATATCTGTAATTGTTGCGGCCATCTTGCTTCTCTGCCGCGACGGGCTGCGGTTTTAGTTCAGAACGTCAGCGATCGAGGGAGCGCCGCCACCAAGCACGACGATGTCAACGCCCATGTCGCTTTCAAACCCTGGGCCGGAGATATCCACCACAACCATGCGGTAGTCGTTGCCGCGCGCACGCTGGAATGTGATCGTGTACTCTGACGGATCATACCAGGGGAGCCAGATTTTATCGTTGCCGGGCTCGAAATCAGCAATCGCATCCCGCGCGCCGCCCGTATTGCGGCTCGCCGACATGGAGCCGAAGTGGAACCGATCCGCGCCGGTTCCGCCATATCCGGTCTCGTGCGTGGCGGCGGAAAAACTAATCACGTCGTTTCCGTTGTCGCCGTACATTTCGTCGCCCTGATCCAACCCGCCGTAGATCAAGTCGTCGCCGTCCAGGCCGTGAATGATATCTCGCCCGCGTGTTCCCTGAAGAGAGTCGTTGCCGGACGTGCCGTTGATGATCGACTGACCAGCCGCAGCCGAGAACGTCACCGCGCAGAGAATAAGCGCAAGCCGTATTGTGTTTTTCATTTTGGGTCCTTCCCTAGGTCAACGTAATTCGCCCCCGGCGAGAAAGTGGCATCATCCGTCGATCTCCGCGCCGGCCAATTCCCCCTGCGCATCGCGCACCAATTTTACACGCCGCTTGCGTGGGGCGCTGTCCTGGGCTTGCGTCTCTCCCTATCTGGGCCGCGCCAGAACGCGAGACAGTTCGGCCTCCCGTTCGGCTTGCGCCGCCTTATCGGCAGCAGCACCCGCAGCCGTGGTTTTCGCATCGGCCGCTATCCGCTCTGCTCTGGCGAGCGCGTCGGTCGCCGCCTGTTCGCGGGTAGCAAATTCTGTCTCGCGCGCCTTGATGGACTCCGTGTCCTTCTCGATTTTGGTTTCGCGGGCGCGAACGCCTATCTCGCGCTGCTCGACTTGCTTTGCGCGTTCGTCAAGGGCCGCGTTCAAACGGGCGATTTCTGCCCGTTGGCCGTCAAAGCTGGAATCGAGTGTTGCAAGGCCCGCCTCCCGCGCATCCTGCTCAGCGCTGCGGGCGTTGACGGCCTCAACCGCCGCATTCGCGTCATCGCGTGCCGCCTTGCACTTGACAAGGTAGTCGCGCGCTTTCGTCAGCGCATCCTTGTCCAGAGCGAGGTCGAGAAGCTGGGCGATGTTCTGTTCCGTCAGCCGGTCAAGCCGCATCAGCTTTTCTCCATCTCCAACAGGATGGTATACGAATCGCCCGCCGTGTGTCCCGTGGTTGTGAAAAGGATGTTCCCAGTCACGCCGGCCCCAGCGTTATTGTCCAGCCCTCCGAAGGGTTTGAAATCGAAGAACCCACTCCCCTGAAGCACCAGGGCGGTTACGTCGGTTGTCGCATCCCAAAGGATCGTTACCGACATGCCTACGATGTCGTACCACACGCGGGATATTCTCACCGTGGACGGAGCCCCGCTCAAACCTGAGGCCGTGACCTTCGCGACGGCGGCCTCTCCCGTCGCGTCCGACAGGTTCGTGAACTTCATCACGGCGTTGCGCGGACCATCAATGAGGGTCTGTGACGTTACGGCGTCAGCCATGCGGCGGCGCTCCTATTACGTCGGGTTGACTGCTACGCCGGTTGTCGCCGCTGTCACCGTGCCGCCGTCAACGTGGATCTGCGCGCGTGTGGTGGCGTCGGTGCCCCACTCGGTAATCCCGACCAGGGACGAGTACGCGAAGATGAGCCCGCCACCAGATGACGCCGCCATTGTCGCCAGGCCCGACATGATCGTGGCCGTGGATTCCACCGCGCAGGCGAAGACGCACCGCTCAAAATACTGGAACCGGTCCATGTTGCCGGTGCCGGTCCCGATGATACCAAGCGGGGTAGCCGCGCTCGTCATAAAGGGGAACAGGCACTCAATGAACCGGTTACGGGGGGTGGCCCCCGCGAACTCCAGCGAAGCATTCGCCGCCGTGCGGGTAACGGTATCCAGCCCGATCGTGCAGCGAACAAACAGGTTCTCGCCGCTGCCGCCCGAGCCGATCTTGAGTGACCGGCTGCCGGCGTCCTGTGCCGAGCCATCGTCGCCCATGCCGCCAAAATGCACGTTCTCGTAGACGTTGCGCGAGCCCGTATCAGTCCAGCAAATCTGCGCAGCGCCACCGGTGGAGAAGCCGTTGAAGGTCGAAATGTTGGCGAAGTAGCAGCCAGAGCCGGAAACCGTAATGAAGTTGGCCGAACCGAACGTGGTGACGGTGTAGGTGCCGGTCGGAGGCGCGATGCGCGCTCGAGCCGCAAAGCTCGACGGCGCGGCGATACCAACCAGATGACAAGCGTTCTTCGACCACACCAGCGTGCCGGCCGTGACTGAAGAATCCACACCCTGCGCGAGCGCGAGAGAAAGCCGAGCCGTGCCGGACGCGGCACCGTTGCCGATCAGGAAGCAAACGTCGTTCTTCCCGGCCGTCATCAGCGAGTGAGCTTTGTACAGCGTCGCGAGCGCCCTGTTGGGCTTGTTGCCGCGGTTCTGGTCGGACCCGCTTACCGGATCGACAAAGAAGTGCTTGCCGGTGAAGGCCATGCCGCCACCGAGCATTTCGGTGCCGTAACTAGAGACGGGAAAACGTTCGGCCATTTTTATAATCTCCTAAAGTGCCGGGCGGCACAGGTGGAGAGCCCAGGCTTTACAAGCCCATGCCGCCCGATTTTTCCTAACTAATTCAAGAGCCTATGCGCCGGGCGATCCGTACAGCCCGCGCCAGTCCGCCCAGAACGCGATGTAGCGCTCATAGGCGTTGTACTTCATGTTCTTGGTATCGCCGTCGTTGTCCTCGTCGAAGATGATGTCTTCGCGCTGGAACGAGATGAGCGAATTGACGATGTTGGTGCGAATGAACCAAGCGTCCGTATCGTCGAGATAATGGTTCATCTTGACGCCGCCGGGCAGCGCGTTGGTCGCCCGAAGGGCGTTGATCGCGTTGTTCGCCGTGTCGTTCTGAAGAACCGACTTCAGGATACGGTTGGCCTCGAACCAGTCATTGCGGTGGACGACGAGCGTCTGCGGCTTGACCGGGATTTGGAGGCCCCGGCCGTTCTTTGCCCCATACATCTTGATGATGAGGTCTTCGAGCGCTGTTTCCGAAAGATCGGCCGCTGTCGTCAGCTCGTTTTCCTGATTCCCATTGACGGTGGGATGTAGCAAGGAAAGCAACTCCACCCCGTCGCCGCCGACATAGGACGAATTGAAGGCGCGGTTGTAGACATTGGCGTGGACGATTTCCTTCGATGTCCGCATGGAGAAGGCGAGATTGCGGGTCCGCCTGAAGGCGCGCGACTGATAGAGAT